CGTCGGCATGGCCCTAGCGCTCGCGATGCTCGGCATCGTCCTCAAGCTGAAGGGGTGGATATGAAAGACTGCAAGGGGCGCTACGTGCCATGGATATGCGGTTTCTGCCCGAAGCTGCGCATATGCAGGTTCTTAAGGGGAGGCATGCGATGACCGACAACCGAACGACCGAGTTGCGCGAGAAGCTGACGGAGCGCGGTGTCGAATGGAAAGACGTGAGTAACGGTTTCGCCGATGTGACTGTGTTCGTTATGAATGGCATCAAATGGACGGTTATCTCGAAGAGTTACCTCAATCCAGAAAACGATTGGATGAAGATGAATGCAGAGCGCATCACGCCCGAGCAGGCCATAGCCGTGACGCTGGGGAGCGAGTGCCACGTGGAGACGTGCGAGCCAAATGAAGAATGGTGCTGCAACCATTGCGGTGCAGACCTTGTCGAATGCGATATCGGAGTATCCGCTGGCGGTGGCGCTTACGAGTTAGACCCACCGATACTCGTCAACTACTGCCCGTCATGTGGGCGAAAGGTGGTGGATTAATGGCAAACCAAATAACATTAGTCAACAGGCAACGCGAAGCACCGTGGATCGGCATCGGTGTCAGCGGACAATGGGATGATTACCGCGAAGCATTGCATGATGCCAAACTTGATTTCGAAGCAGAGGCGCGCGAGGCCAAGGTCGAGATCTACGATCCATATGGTACAGGGTTCGGAACATCCATAGTCAACTACGAGACCGTGCCTGGCGTGCAGGTCAACGTGCAGAAGGACAACAACCGTATCCTCGGTTGCGTGTCAAACCAGTACGGCATTGTGCAAAACGAGCAGGCATTCAGCTTGCTGGAGCCTTTCACCCAGCTTGGCGGGATCATCACGAACGCCGGCATGACGGAGCAGGGACTTGTGTTCATGGTGCTCCGCATGCGCAAGGAGATGATAAACGGGGAGGAATGGAACTTCGACGTCATGTGCACCAATTCATTCAATGGCGCATTCCCTTGCGCATTGATGATGGTGCCTACCAGGATCATCTGCCAGAACATGTACCGCAAGCTCATGGGTGGAAGCTCGGATAGCTTGCTACATATCAGGCATGGCAGCATGGCGCAGCACAGGCTGACCGCCGCATCCAAGGTAACCGGTAACGTGATGAACTACGTCTCGGCATTCGGTGCTACGCTCGGCATGGCACGTAACAAGAGCCTTGCCGCACGGGATATCAAGAGCGATTTGCTGCCAATGATATTCCCGTATCCGAAACCTGGTGACAGGTACGAGACTTACAAGATGAGAGTGGATCATCTGCGCGAAGAATTCATGGAGCAGTATTACGATGCTCCTGATAACCGCAGGTACCATGGTACAGGGCTTGGGTTCATCAATGCGTACTATGATTACCTGAGCCATAGGGATCCTGCCAAATGCATGCCGGGTAGCTGGGAGGACCGTAGGCTCAGCGGCCTAGTATCCGGTAATGACGTGAAGGTTTCTGCTATCAAGGCGGCGATGTAAATGGCAATAAAAGAAGTTGACGAAAATGTATTCAGACGTCCTGTTGAACTACTTAGAAAAGACTTCGATGAATTCGAGAAATCGAATTTCAATGTGGTCGAACTTGTTGGATATGATTGCTTTAAAGCACAATCAGTTCGTACAGCGGCAATTAAAGTCATGCATGAACATGGTGACTCCATTAAATTCTTCGCACGTAATGGAAAATTTTACCTAGCTAAAGATTAACCATAGACCTCATCCCTTCGGGGGTGGGGTCTTTTTTTTTCTCAAAGGTTGTGGTAGGCTTGTCACCATGTTGTAGTCATGTTGAGGAAAGGATGGATGATGGCATACCGCAACAAGGAAGATTGCAAGCGTGAGGCCGAGCGACTTGGCATCGATGTCACCGGGATGGATTGGCCTACCTTGCAGCGCACGGTGAGCAATGCTCTCAAGGCCGAGGAGCTTGGCATCCCGGTTGATCCGGGCGAAGCAGGCGTTGCAAGCGTAGAGGCTCATATTAAGGAGACGCTAAACGAGAAGCCGGTGGAGAGATTCAACGATCCGATCAAGCCGTATCTCGACAAGCTGATCCTGATGTCTCCCGAGCTTTCGCCCGAACGCTACCGGCTCGTCAAGTACGACGAGGATCTCGGCCCCGAGATGGAAGTAGTGGAGAGGTCGTTCGATATCAACCGCGAGACTGACCAGGTGTACGATGTATCCGGTGGAGAGGTGCCGCATGAGAACCAGATCGACACGTATCATGATTACACCACGGGGACCTATCGTATCAAGCAGCGTTCCGAGCGACGTGTCAAGGGCATGGCATCGGTGCCGAAAGAGAACCCGATGCTATCCTTTAGACCTGGTGTCGACTGGGCGACCGTGGTTACGTTCAAGGGGAAGAGCGGATACCTTTGGAAACATTGGCGCTACCCGAACGTATCCGCGCTGCTCAAAGCGGCAGGCGACGATTATTACCAGAAGTACCGGAAGGTGTTTAAGGATCAACCGAATGTCTGGTATGCCTGCGGTCATCTTGTATGCGATCCCCACCTGGTTCATCGCGTTCTTAAAGAGATCGAGGAAGACGCCAAGGACCGCGCGATCAAGCAGCAGGCGATGAGGAAGCATCTCGGGATAGGAGACATGCCATGGTAGCGATCGACAAGAACATAGTCATCCAAGCTTTCTTCCAGGATGAGGCATTCGAACAGACCTGGATGGAGATGAAGCAGGAATACGACACGCTTGGATTCCATGACGAGATCTCCGATGACGAGATGATCGGTGAATTCAAGTACATCGCGCAGCAGTTGCGCAAGTACAAGTTCAGCAAGCAGGACCAGATCCTCTCGCATGACTCCTTGGAGGAGATGGCGGCTGAAGTCGAGGCTCTCATCGGCAAGGCGCCTGAGTATGGCGACAGCCGCAAGGAGATCGTGTACAACTTCCTGCGCGACCGTTGGCTCATCAACATGTACAACGTGATGATGAGGGCTGCGCAGATGGACGACGAAGAGGAGGAAGACGATGCCTAATGAGAACAATCCTGTTGAGAATCAAGCTCTTCCTCCTATGCCTGATGCAGCGACTACGCCGATCGATATGGCTTCGGCGTTCAAGATCCTTAACCAAGCTAACAGAGAAGCAGCTAATGCTGGTATGGAGCAACAGCAGGGATCTGAAAGTGCAGAGGGAGAACCCGGTGACGGAGCTGGGGAACCTCAGGTACAGGATGATAATGGCATCGATGCCGGTTCCGTTGGATCCGTTGGATCAGGAGACGGAGCAAGTGATGATGGATCTCCAGATGGCATCGAGGCAATTGACTTCAATGCTTACAAGCAAGACCTTCTCAGGAACATCCAGCGTAATGCGGCTAACCAGGTACGAAGGGAATTCGAGGAGCAGAACATAGGTTACTACTCGCCTGCCGAGCTGACGGTTCGTGACGAGCAGACGGGCCAGGTTCGCTTCCGCAATCCCGATGTTCAGGATGAGCGGGATCCCAACTACTACTTCAAGTCACGCTACGAGCTTCAGCAGTATTGCGATGCATGGAACAAGGGAGTCGACTTCGAATACCGCAAGGCAGTCAACGAGAAGCAGCGCATGCTCCTGCAGCAGGAGGCGCCACGTGCTGCCCTGATCGATTTCATCCCGAAGTTCCAGGCGATGGATCCTGCAACCCAAGCCGTGTTCGATGCATTGCTCGAAGGCCATGAGGTAACCGATGCGAACGGCAAGACCGTCGGCTTCAAGGTGAACCTCGATGCGGTTGCAGCACAGGCTGCTAGGATCGCCAAGAGCTTCGGAGGAGGCGTGCAGAATGTGCAACAGCAACCTGCCCAGCAGGATAGCGGAGGTAATCCGGTACCCGCTGCTAGTGGGCCTGCTATGGATATCAAGGCAGGCAATGGTCAGTCGGAGGACGAGAAGGAACCGACGAACATCGGCGAGGCATTGAAGATGTTCGACAAGAAGAACCGAGGAGGAAAGTAAGATGACACGTAAATCTGCAGCTAAGGCAAAGCCTATCATGGCCAAGAATTCCAACAAGTTCCTAAAGCAACCCGAGCTTCCACCGATCGAGGAGACATTCGACAAGATGAAGCAGGGTTTCCTAATGACTGCCGAGACTGCCGTGGTGATCTCGGATCGCATCGACAACCTGATCAACATCCGCAAGGCAGCCTACGAGTTTTGGGGAAATGACTTCAAGGACAAGTTCATCACCCGTGAATGCATCCAGTACCTCAAGGCAAAGCAGGGCATGATCACGGCATGCTATGAAAACATCGTTGATGTCATCAAGAGCTTCGAGCTTGAGGAATTCCTGAAGGAGGACATGAAGGATTACTTCTTCGATCTCATGCCGAAATGTGATGACGTGGAAACCGAGGAAGATCTGTTCAATGCGTTCCTGGTATCCGGCGTCGTCAAGCCTTGGGGGGAGAAGATGACGCAGATGCATCATCAGATGCTCGACGAGCAGGGGCAAAGGAAAGCCATGGAGGAGGATGGCGATGGAAGATTATAAGGAAAGGCTGCTTGCTGAATATGATGAGCTATGCAAGCGTTACGACATGCTCGCCGAGTTCATCGACGCTTGTAAAGCAGGTTCCATCGAGATAGAGGTCGATCATGATATCGACCTGCTTTCAACGCAAAAGGTTCATATGTATGCATACAAGCTTGCATTGTTTATGCGATTGATTAGCATGGGGTTGAAGAATCCCGAAGATATAAAACTGGAGATGTAGCATGACCGTCGAGCAGGTGCGCCTACCCTTGTTCTACGAGCCGTACCCCTACCAGATAGGGGCATGGCAGCGTCGTGCAGATCCGCGGTGCCATTACTACTTCAAGCTGTGGGCGCGTCAGCTCGGCAAGGATACCGATGATATGCAGCATGCGATGAAGACCGGGTACCTGAATCCCGGTTTACAGATCGCATACGTCGGCTTGGATAACATCTGGATCACGAACAACATTTTCAAGAAGTACCTCGATGGCCGTTTGTTCTGGGATGATTACCCACCTGAATTGATAGATCCCAAGGACACGGCCAAAGAGGTCTACATGATTTCCCAGGACAAATCCAAAGCCAACACGAGGATCAAGTTCATCGGCTTCCTGAACAACGAGGGCATCATCGGTTCATCGTATGACAAGTTCTATATTTCAGAGGCAAGCCTGTACCGTAAGAATGCGTTCGAGTACATCACGCCGATCTGGGAACGCAAGCTCAAGATGACCGGAGATCTCAGCGTGAACTTCAATGGCACGCCTCGTGGGATCAAGAACGTCTACTACGATCTGCTGAGAACCTACACCATGGAGGATGAGCCGGAAGCATTTCCCGGATGGCATGGCGATTGCTACGTGGACAAAGTAACTATCGCTGATGCAACCAACAGGGATGGCACGAGAATGTATACGGATGAGGAAATCGAGGTGCTCCGTGACCGCTATATCAGAGCTTATGGGAATGACAATCTATTCAGACAAGAGAATTTCTGCGATTTCACTGTTGTCAACGCGGGCCTTGTGTATTTGGCAATCGAGCAACTGGTACGGGAGAAACGCTTTTGTCCATATAACCTTGATACCAGCAAGCCCGTATATATCGCATTCGACATTGCATCTAAAGGCAAAGAATCAGATAGTACCGCTGCCATCATTTACCAGTTTATCAATAGCAGAGTTATCATATACGATGTATTTGAATCGCGTGGCATCTCGCTAGTTGAGGGGATGGCTGAGATAGCCAAGAAGGATTACTTCCACCTGATCCGCATGGGCATATTGCCATGGGACTCCGAACGCTCCGCTTCGTCGCAAACTCCGAAGGAAGAAGTCGAGGCTATCTATCCGAATATCAATTGGCATAGCCTCGACAAGGAGCGCGTGGACCGTGGCATCAGGCTCGTCAGGGAGCAGTTGCCAAACATGATAATCAACAGCAACAATTGCGATTGGTTGCTGGAATGCTTCAACAACTACGAATATAAGCGACTCAGCAAGTCGGACGACTGGGCGCCGAAGCCCATGCATAACAAGTATTCCCACATGATGGACGCCTTGCGCTATGCCGTCATGGGAATCAACGAGATTCAGTATTTCAATTTGAATTCGGATGGCAGCATGCCGGTCAACTGGGATGCAACATATGATGGCATCTACGATGACGACAACAAGGATGATTGGCTGCCTGCCACCTACCGTAAGAAGGAGAAAAAGACCAATGCCGGGCTTTACTACTACGGATGATGGAGGCTGGGTGTTCAGCTTGGAGAACAAGCCCGAGATCCCAGATCTTCCCGTTCACGATCCGCTCGACTTCCAAGGTCCGGAAAGGCCGGGTTATCTAGAAGGCCCTGGCAAATGGGAGAACTACTCGGATGATATCCTGTACGAGCTGGAGACGTTGTTGCGCAGGTGGCTGGCAACCAAGGTCGATGATCCGGAATGGACTTCCAAAGGCGGCAAGGGAATCCGTGCAAGAAAGCATACATGCAGCATGGTGTACCAACATCTCTACGGCAAACCGTGGGATGTCAAGGATAAAGCTTGCCAGGTTCGCGTGCGCAGGTTGCCGAGGTTGCTGGCTTACTACAGTACCAAGGTCCAAAAGGAAGGCATCGTGAACGGCAAGAAAGTGACGAAGCATATCTATCATTTGTCACTGAAGCGGTTCAAGAACGTGCCTCCTTACAGCTTGAAGCTCAGGCTTGAATGGCTGCAAGAGCAGGGCAGGCTTCCCGTCTGGCAGAACATGAAGCTGCCGAAGGACGACCTGCAAGCTGGGCAAGCAAGGAACCCGAGAACCAACGAGAACATGAGGCGCAGACGTGAAAAGGCAAGAGAACGATACAACCAACGATACAGCGATCGTAAGCACTAGAGCATATGACACATCGCTCGACGGCTACATGGCCGATGTCTGCCTATTCCGCACCATGGGCGATGTCGTCAAGGCGAGGGAGATTGCCACCAACGTCAAGCAGATAACCGTGAACTCAATGATTTTCAATGCCGTGTTCGAGCAAGATGTAGACCTTATCAGAACCATTGCCTTGAGAATCGACGGCACGGTGCCTGAGGAAGACAAGCGCGAAGGATACGCCAACATCTTCGGTGATGCTTTGGAAGATGTACTCAACCGCAGCGTTGATGATCAGATGAATATCGTACCCAATGACCCCCCTATTATTGCAATGGCGAAGGCGTTGGTGTATATTGGTACCCAGCCATGCGGGTCCAATTACGCTAAGCGCAAGGAGAGGAACCTTGCAGCACAGATGATCCTCGAACGTTGTGGTGGTCGGAAGGTTCAACCTACCAGGATCGAGGCAACCATCGAGTACATCGAACCCGAATGGATGCAGTTGCCAGCAGTAGAGGAGGACGAAGATGCCGGTGAAGATCGAAGTGACCCCGTTGCTGAATGACGAGGATCGCCCGGAAGTCAAGCACGCCAGGGAAGTCGATGCGCTCAAGGCGCAATGCGACAAGTGCAAGCTTTGGAAACCGAAGACCCCCACGAAGGATTGTGCTATTCGCAAGAAGCTTATCACCGATGATTCCGAGATAGGTTGGAAGCACAGGCACTTGTTTCTCAACGGCCTCAAGTGCAAGATGTTCCAGGAGAAGTAACATGATTATCGGCGAGGTGAAGACGTTTCCCAGGTGCAAGCTTCCGTTGGAGACAAGGGATCAGGCTCTGAAGATCCTTGAGGAATCGGCAGAAGTGTTCAGCAAGTTCGATGATAGCTGGAGCTACAACGAGACTGATGATGAAACATGGCTTGATTGCGTATGCAGCGAGTGTGCCGATGTGATCATGGCCATATGTAATCTTTTGTCCCTGTTCAAGATTGAAGACATGACACCGTATATGAGAAGATGCGAGGAAACACAAGCGAAGAGGGGTCGCTATGATCTTCCTGAATTACATTAAGTTCAAGCATGGGAATCTCAAGCGTGGAGAGAGATGTCTGTTCCGCGGTATGCCGGCTGTATACATGGGAACCTATGTCGAAGACAAGCATACCGTGTACATGCTCCGTGTTGATAGCATCGAATCAACCGAAGGCATCATGCAGATAACCGAGTGCATAGTTCAATGCATGGATAGGAAAGAGATTACGTGCATCAAGCAGCAGGAGCCAGTGATCGAAGGATAGATGCAGCTATGCTGAAATTCGTTGCCATAGGAATCTTTGCAGCATTCAACGTCGTGTTGGCTTATGCATGCTGCAAGGTATCTGGAGAATGTTTGAGAATAGAGGAATTATATGGGCAAGAGTCAGAGGGAGAAAGGTAAACGCGGTGAACGAGAGGTTGCAATGATCTCTAGAGAACATGGATTTGGGGATGCTTATCGCGGGCAACAGTATCATGGCGGATCAGATAGCCCCGATGTGGTTGGAATCCCCGGAATCCACCCGGAAGTCAAGCGAGTTGAGAGACTTGATCTTAGATCAGCTATGGCTCAATCGGTATCTGATGCGGCGAGCGGGGAGATCCCCGTTGTTATCCATCGCAGGTCGAGAGAACCTTGGTACATTACCTTCTCCTTTGAATCGTTCTTGGATCTGTACAAGGAATTACTTGACTACAGGGAAGCTGCAGAAAGAATGGAGGATGATCGAGAATGAGCCTTCCGAAGACGATGAGCGATTCATTGATAAAGAAACTCAATTCAGCTTGTTCAGCGTTCCAAGGTTCATGCGATCTCAGATGTGATAACATTGGTTGGTGTGATGCCTGTTGGATAGCGGCAGGCGGTGGTCACGCGGGTCGGGATAGCTCAGTTGGCAGAGCGGATGCTATCCATCGGTGCGAAGGTTCAAGTCCTTCTCCTGATCCAGAAACGGCTCCATATGGTTAGCAACCGGGGAAACAAGTGACACCTGGTATCTCTGAGATGGGGATATGGAGCCATCAGAATTTATAGGAGGTGGTTGCCATGAAGCGCAAGCCATGTAGCAAGTAGCAAAGGGATTGACGGTAGCTTGGATCCAGAAATGCAAACATGATCCCCTGGCGGGGAAAGGAAAATAAGGAACGAGCGTGCTTGCATCAACGGCTGATTCACGAACACTTTCCAAGCTGTCGCGCACCGAGCTTCGGCAAGGTGGATCCGGATATGGACACGGGCATATATGTCCATATGTGTCCAAAAGGGAAGGCCCCCAGGTGTCTAGAACTTGGGGGCCTTCTCCTTTGCGTCTTTCTCCGGTGCCTTAGCGGCCGGTTCCTCAGGCGACTTCCCATCGGGCCAGGGTTGCGATCCCTGTTCCTTCGAACCCGGTTGGCTTGAGGGCTTCATTTTACCAGAATCATCCGGTTTCCCGGAACATTTTTCATCATTCTGTTTGCCCAGGTCAGCGGATCGCTGTAAGCCATTCTGAGGCCCGTTCTCGAAAGAATCGACTCCTAGTGCCTCCTTTATAGCGTTCATCATGCGACTTGATCCGCATGTCGGAGGATTTTTCACAGAGCTTGCCTTGATGCCATCGTCCGTCTCGACGATCGTGATGTCAACGGACATCTCGGCGCCTTTGGCAAAAGGAGTCCGGCCATAAGGATCGAACCAATCTATCGGCATGATGTTGCTCAGCGCATCCTGGTATCCGCACATTACGAAACCACCGCCCTTCTGAGATTGTTGTAATCATCGATATAGTGATGGATCTTGAATTGCTTGCCGCGAGCATTGTATCCGCTATCGCCGGCATCATAGCCATAAGGCGTGCCGATGGTATCTGCTTGCTGATAGACTTTGGCGTTGATATGCGTGAGACGGAAGCGCGCCTTGCCCTTGATCCTGATGCGCACGGATTGCACGAGCTTGTCGATGCGGATCCATTCGGTATAGTTACGTTGCTCGATAGGCGTGCCGTCATCGCTTGCGCCATTGTCGTTGAACACCTGCCAAGTACGTTGCTTGTAATTCAGCTTCTTCTCGATCTGGAAGTAGCGGCCATAGTAATCGACGCCCTCGATGAGCACGGTGGCGGGATTCTCAGGGTCGCCGACGAAGTAATCGAACCTGAACTCCATTTGCTGCAGGTACCAATAGGCTTGCATTGGTTGTCTGGGAGCTATCTCGCCTGATTCGATGAGAACCTGGAACGGCGGGATCACGACATTCTGTTCGCCGGTAACGGGATACAGGCGCACCTCCGTCTCGGTAACAGCACCCAAGCCTTCTCGGTATTCATCGCTGTCGATTGCGAAGATATGCAGAATCTTGTCAGGATCGTCATCGGCAAGCGTCTGGTCATGCGTCCAGGTGTACCAAGCCTTGAGGCTGGTATCGTAGCAGAGCACCACGTTGCCAAGATTCATGGCATCATCATCTTCTGAGAACGCGATGTAGATCACGCCGTTGATGCATACCATGCGGCCGTCGGCAAGCTGAGTGCCGAGGGCGTTTGTGAAAATAGGCTCGATGACATCGGAAACCTTCTGGTTCTTCATCTGGTTGTTGTACTCTGCAGCCATGGTAGTGAGCATGAGGCCGTAACGGTTAAGGGCATACAGGCCTTCGTCGAACACGCCGTAACCCCAACGGCTGTTGCAACCGACGACATTGGAGACTTCCTCGTACATGTAGCTCTTGTAAGCCACTTCGTTTGTGAGCGTGAGGTTAGTCTCGACGAGGTTGAACCGCTTTATCTTCGTGGTGTTCCTGTTGCCTGTCATGATGGTGATGATGTTGGCGCCGCTCGTCGTCTTCCATTTGGCGGTACCTTTTACATCGTAGCCAGAACCAGGTTCGATATCCACCCAAGCACCGCCAAGGCCACGGGCAACCGAGAACTCGGATCCAGGGTTTCCACCGATCCATAGACGGTATAGCTTACTCGGCATACCCCAGTAATACATACGGGAATCATGGCAATCGAAATGCGTGGCATCGGGACCATGGGTAGTATTATCCGTAGGAGTCATAAGCTGGGCGGTAAGCCATTGCGTAATGTCGGTCATGTTGCCGTACCAGTCGTAATACCAGCGATTGGAATCGGCACCGCCTGTAGTTACCTTGGCAGGAGTGACATCGACATGGCCGATGAAAACCCAGTCAAGATTCTCGGTATCTCTAGCATATAGATCTACACCGGTAACGCTTGTGACATCTACAGTATCTGCTGCATTTGGCCTAATTCGAACATATTTCTTTGTAGACCAAAGAGCAGGAGATAGTTCAACGTAAATAGTGGCACAGTTAGCATCAGTCTGGGTAAGCGTGGAACCAAGGCGGTTAGTATAACAATATTTTACTTCCACCTTGATAGGTTGACCGCTACCAGAAGCCATGCCAACTGCTTGCAATTTAGGCGAGACACCAGGGCGATCAGTGCTAGGAGAGATCTTAGGAGTATCGACGATGGTATTGTTAAGGCCTGACGTTCTGCCATACCAGTCTGTGCCAATGATCGTGATTGTCGTGTTAGCCTCGTTGACAGTAACCTTAGCAAGCGCGAGCAACCCGGTATCAGGATTGTCGTTGTAGTTGCGCACGGTGGCCACAAGGTTGCCTTCGAAGAATCCGATCTCGCAGATCTCGTGCTTATAGAGATCAACCCCGGTCTTCTTGGTACCAACCTTCAGATCGATAGGAGTCCAGGAAGCAGAGAGATCTAGCAAGCTCTTATAGTAAATGCGCTCATACCAATTGGTATTCTGATATCTAGCCACGAGGAAGATCCAGTGTTTATGAATGCTGGCAACTCCTGTAAACTTAAAGTTATTAGGAACACTGCCGAGCCTGATGCTGTCCATCCTGGTTTCCAGGCTCAAGGTGTCCGTGGTGTTCACGTTGTTCTGCACCATGAGGAAATTGTCAGGCAGGTTGCTCTGGTTGAAGGCGTCCGGCTTCTGGTGGAAGTCCTCAAGAGGTTGCCAGGTCAGCGGGGCATCCACGAAGTTGACGCCCTGCCAACCTTTGAACGTGATGAGCCGAGGCTCGGAAGACTGGATAGCTTTCTCGGTTGCCGTCTTGCTGGAATTCTTCTTGGCCATAATGCCTCCTTAGAACACGGAGACATAGCCTGGTATGTCCCAATCCTGCCAATCGGAATCGGTGGCGAGGGAATCGTTCTGCCTCATTTGCGACATGATCCGCTGGGCGGCATCCTGCAATCCTGCAACACGCGCCAAGGCAGGCGGGGAACCCTCGGCATGCCTGGCAGCCGTGGCCATCACGACGTAATTTGGATCGGGGATATCAACGAGTATCCTGTCCTCGATCTTCTTGCAGGGATTCTCGTAATCGTGGGACTCCGTGATATCGTAATCGAAAGCATTCCCGTCCTCCGTGGTGCAGGTTTCATCGCATACATGGATCAACGGGAGCCTGCGCTGCACGTCGATGGTAGCAACGAACTGCTGCTCGAAAGGAGTCAGCGGCCTATTGAAGGTGATCGTATCGCCGATGCGGATCGCACGGAGCTGGTGATCGGGCCAATGGACTGCGCCGAAGCTGGTTACCTGCTGCTCCTTGCGATACTGGTTATCGCCGGTAGAAGCAATCGGCACGTCGATGTAATGCTTCTGATCCAGGTACATGCCGCTGTAAGGCAGGAACCGGCAAGCGTCATCCACTGCATGATGATGCAAGGCGATCGGCTTCATGAGGCGCAGGCAATCATGGTTGCAGGCGCTCACCTTGTAGACCCAGTCCGGCAGAGTCCATTCAGGGATGGAACCGGGAAGATGGTGACATGGTCCCAGAATGAGCTTTTCCCGGAGCCAGGTCCAGTCTTCGATGTTCTGGATTTCCTGGAGGATGAGGTTCGCTTCGAACAGAACTTCCCGGTACTTGTCATCATAGGGAACGAAATCCAGGATGACCTTCTCCTGGGCGTAGTACACCTGCTGCACGAAATCATAAGGCTTCATCCCCCTGGAATTGGGTGCTGGATTCTTGTAGTGATCCATGTTACTTTACCTTCTTGAGCTTCGGATTCCTGGCTTTCGCGGCAGGGCTGGCATTGCGGCTCGCGTTTGCAACGATCGCGGCAGCAGCCTTCTTGTTGTACTTGCCGCCCTTCATCACGTTCTTCACGGCTTCCTTGAATGACATAGTGACTCCTTACAACTTCAACCAATCGCCAGTGGTTGTCTTAGCAATGTAAACATCATCGTTAGATGTATCAATATACATCTGACCAACGTAATCAGCATTGTCAATTGGAACACCAGAGCCAGTAAGAGCTTCGGAATTATAATTGATTGTATTATATTCAGATGTATATTGGTTTACATTGAGGTTTTTATCACCGTCAGGAGTGCTGAACCTAAGAGCACGAAAAACTACATGGGTGCCTACATGCGTAATTGGCGTAGTGAGAATGATCGATCCGTTGTAGATCGTGTAATCGACGTTCTCAGCAAGGAAAAGACCCTCGACAAAAATCCATAACAGATCATATTCATCATACTGGGGAATCGGGATTGGAATGGTCGCAGTAGATGCTGCGGTAGTTGTGAACACCACGTCAATCGATGTGTTTCCGACAAGCGATACGCTCTGGTAAATTTCAGCCTTCTCGTCGTCAGTAAGATCCTTGAAATACGCAGCATCACCTTTGTCACCTTTTGGCCCCATGCCGACATCGGAAATGACGGCAGTAGCATAGTCGGCGTCCTTGGCCCAGAACGGTTTCGGCATGAGAGGCGGATAGAGATATGCCTGGTTGTCGTTGAACTCTGTCATCGTTTCCTCCTAGGAAATCGTCTGGTATGGGCTGCCGGGGAGCACGGTTACGAAACCATGATGAACGGCGTCGATTGCAGTTCCGTTCGCCTTTGCTGCGAATACTGTGAACCTGGTTTCCTTGGGCTTGTCTTCGAACAGCGGAAGGTTGGCATGTACCTTGACGCGCACGATGTAATCGTCATCCTGGTCGATCCATGCCTCTGCTTCGAGGTACTGGGCGATATCGGCATCATCGAACTTGATCTCGACGGTGTCGTAACCTTCTTCAATCAGGTGGATGGGATCCACGCCGACGGGCTTGCCGGTCACCGGATCATCGCGCCAGCGAATCATGTCACGCGGTGGCATCTGCTGGCAGATATCGCCGGGATGGTAGTTCGGCGCTGGCCAGTTCCTGTGATCGTGAAAGCGGGGATCATGACCCTTGCGGAGATAGAAGCAACCGAGAGCCATACGCATGATGGCGCCGTTCCTCACGGCATACTTCTTGAGCATGTCCTCAGGTTTCGGCGGTTTGTCCAATGTTCTGTATCCCATGATGACTCCTATTATACACGGCGGAAGGCTGCTAGGTTATCGGAGAATCCTGTGTTGGCGGCGCGGCTGTTGTTGATAGCGCCGTTAGCACCACCGAGTAGCACGTCGCCTCTGCCGGCGTCTGGGCGGACATAAGCTGCAGTGCGGGCATTCTGCGAGGATGCGTTCTGCCAAGGCTTCATCAAGCTGCCAAGGGCATTGGTGTTGATGGCAAGATTGGATGTAAGGTCAGCCTTGCCTCTGAGATCGACATTGGGCAAATAGAACTTTTCGTCCTTCTTGCCAACTGACACCCTATTCTTGTCCTTCGCCTTAGAGAGCGAATCTTTGGCCGCCTTCGTAGCTGCTTTTATGATGGCGGATGTGGCGTCTTTGTCTTTTTTGCCCTTGGTGTTCTTCTTGTCGGCTGCGGCTTTCTCTATGAGCTTAAATGCCTTTTGCTCGGCAGATGTCATCTTCGCCTTCTTGAGGGCGTTGTTGATGCCGTCGATTAGCGACTTCGTCTTGTTTGCTTTCTTGCTGCTGTACTTGTACGTCTTCGCGAGCTTATTAACGGCGTCCAAGACATTGTCAGCCTTGGTAACGGCTTTCGCCGTCTTGCTGGTGCCGGCTTTATTCTGGGCGGCTTTCTTCAAATTGGAAGCCGTGGCAAGCTCCGGGTTCACATTGCTCATGGTAGACCAGTATTGCGAGTAGAGCTGCGAAACCTCGTCTTGGTAATCGCGGTTCAGCTTGCTCATCTGATCGGAATAATCAGCAGCAAACTGAGAATACTCGTCCTCGATGCTGGCAATCTGGTCGTTGTAGTCGCCGATGAGCGACTGGTTGGCTTGGAACCAATTGCTGTAGGCGGCGTTCTCGTTCTGCTTCCAGGTGTTGATAAGCTCCACGTCATTCATGTCATCGACGCGACCCATGCCCTCGGCGAGATCCTGGATGCCGGAACCGTAAGCTGCATTGCCCATGCGGTTGCGCAGGGCCATGAGGGTGCTCTGCTCCTTCTGCTGGTTAGGCTGCCAGGAAACCTGCTGCATGATGTTGCGCTGGTTCGTGGCAAGTGCGGCATCGTTGGCTTCCTGCTGCTGCTTGATGTTGCCGAGCTGCTGCTTGGCGATCTTGTCCATGTCGGCTTTGCGCTGGGTAGCCGTCTTCTCAAGGTCGTTCTTGCGGCCCTTGGTTATCTTGTCGATGTCGTTCTTGCGCTTCTGGTAATTGCCGCCAGTATTGTTGAGCTGAGCCTGGGTCTTCTTCTGTTGCTTCTTGTCATCATCATTGGAACCGGAGCCGCCCTTGCTGGACTTGCTTCCGCCGCCTCCACCGCTACCGCCAGTGGTTCCACCGGTAGAAGACGGCTTGGAATAGGTGGAGGCAGTACCGGTACCTGCGACGCTCCGGTTCTGGGTTGTTCCTGTTCCTGCTACTGCACGGTTTGCCATGACGGTTCCTAATCCTTGCGGCCGATCTTGCGCTGCTGCTTGTCATTGGCCTCGATTGCAGCCATGACAGCATCGGCCATATCGCGGTCGCCTAGCGCCAAATCGTATTCGAGATACGGGTTAAGGTAATTGTAATTCCCTTGGCTCGCTTCTGCAATCGCCTGCATGATGTTCTGTGCGCTGTAGTTCTTGCCGTTGCCGTTCCACTCGCGGCTGTTGTAGCCCTCGTTCTCGCTTGCGCCTTCGGGCAAGTAAGCGAACAGGGCGCGATCGCCACCGCCACCACGTCCCTCGAAGCCTTCGCCGAACACGCTTGTCAATGCGGCAAGATCCTGATCGGAGAACTGCAAGCCGGAGTTTGCCTGGTTGATCACATTGCCCGCATTGATCAGGGCGGCAAGGTCGGCGTTGTCCAACTGGTCCCAACCGTTGCCGAGACCTGCAAAGACGTTATCGGAACCTTCTTGCAAAGCGGGAATGAAACCGCTGTCGAGCCAGTATTGCGCATATGCATCGCCAGCCGTGGTTCCCGCGAACGGGTTGGCCTGCTGGTAAGATGCATCATAGATCCATTGGTACGGGTCGATGATGTTGCCTGCACCCCAATGCGCATCGAGGATAGCTTCGAGCATTTCCTCGTTAGTCATGTCATCGTTGATGACACCGTTCTCCTTGTAGATGTCTTTGAGACCCTTGATCTCAAGCGCGTTGTCGCCTTCATCGTTGAGGCCGAAGACATCGCGGGTGACATCGCGGCGGGACGAGTAATCGTTCGTATCACCCAAGCTGCCGTATGCGGCATAGGATCCGTAGAGATCACCGTAACCAGCGTCATTGAATGCCTGGCGGTATGCCTCATCCTGCATGGCGAGGTCGTAGATAGCATCCTCGTACATCTTGGAGATCTCTTCAGGAGTCTTGCCGTAGATGAGTTCCTCGGGAGTGATGCCTGCGTCTGCAGCAGTTTTATCCTGCTCCTTTTCCTTGGCGACCTTCTTGCTGGAATCGTCGATGGAAGCAGAGGAAATGGCTCCACCGCCTCCGAGGAGGAACGCGGGGATGAAGCTTCCCGCTGCCCCTGCAGCACCGCCGGCCCCCAATGCTGCGGTTACCGACAGGGGCAACGAGGCAATGGCTGCCGTACCAGCCAAGCCTGCGGTAGTTCGGTTCTGCCAATCCTCGCGTTCTGCAGGAGTTAGCTGTGAAAGCTGTTCACCGGAAGGCATTGCAAGCGCCCAAGGATCGGTGACCTGAGGCTCCATGCCACTATCGTCGATCCTGTTTAAATACGCCTCGGTCATTGCGTCGGCACCAGGCATGGCGAGCGACCATGGATCGGTGGTCTGAGGAAGCCCGATATCCTCGGGAGCTTTGTTGCCGCCGCCACGTGCTTCTGCAACCTGCGGAACGAATGCGTTGAGCGGGTTCTGCATGATTGCCTGCGTGTCGGGATTCTGCATGACGGATTGCATCACGTTGTCGAAGATGCTCTTCTGCTCGCCGTTGCCCTTGGTGCCTGCAACGGACTTATCTTCCTGCTCGCTTTCGGATTTGCGCTTCGTCTTGCCGGTATCCTGTTCCTGTTGCTGCGATCCGCTCTGTGAAGCCTGGGAAGCAGACCATGTAGGTTGCTCATATGTCACAGGAGCTTGCTGCTCGTTGCCGAGGAACTGCGACCATACGCTGTTCTGCGGCATGGAGACGGGAGCCTGTGCTGCAGGTGCCGTGCTGGGCTGTGCGGCCTGCTGAGCCATGTATCTTGCACGTCCGGTGGAAGCGCCGGCATTGCGGGCGTTGTCGTACACCTGCTGGCTGGAAGGCTGCTGCGGATTCACGAGCCTGCTCGTAGCTTCGGCGATTACATCCCAGATGCTCATGTTCGATCCTTTCTATAAGAAAGGGCTGCCGGGCTACTAGAGCCGACAGCCCTCGGGGTTAACCTATCGAGCTAGGCTTACGACTGACCGATGACCTTCACCGGAATGGCGAATTCGCCGGTGTTCTCCTGGACATCGATGATCGGCAGGATGCCATGCGACAGGGACTCGATGACCCATGCATCATACTTGACATCCATGCAGCATTCCGTGAACTTGCCACGGGTGCCGCCTTCGCCGGTGACCATCTCGCTGTACTCCTGCGAAAGCTGGGCGGCCTTCTTGTACAGCGCGAGGCCGATGACCTGGACGCGGGTGATATCGCCGACAGGACCGGTTGCACCAGTCGCGCCGGTGACGCCGACGGGCAGGCCGTAGCCGGAGCCGGGAGCGGACCACGGATAGGTGCCAGGCTCGCTGTATGCGGCATTGACATCAGCGGTGCCTTCTGCAACCGTGATCGGGACGCCCATGTAATCGGAAGCTGCGGGCATGCCGAGCGGATAGTTCGTGATGACCTTCTTGTAGACCTTGTTGGTCGCATCCCAGACGGTCTTCACATAGTTCGGGCGGTTCATGCGGTCAGCATCGACGAGTTCCAGCATGAGCTGCTTGTCGCCTTCACCGGCATGGGAGATCGAGCGCAGGTACTGATCGTAGGTTGCCGAGCCATCAGCGCTATGGACGACGTTCAGGTTAGCATCGACATACAGGCGCGGCCAGTAGGAAGTCGGGATCTCGAAGTTGAACTCCCAACCCATGAGGCGCGTGAAGCTGCCGTTCTGGATATCGGAGTAAGCAGCCTCGGTAGCAGGCACGCCCTTGCCCGTGAGGGCCATGAGCAGCGGGTACTCGTAGAACGGATCGATCAGGATGATGCGGTTATCCTGCGGGATGAACAGGTTGTTCCATGTCACCTTGATGTTCTGCAGCATTAGCGGGATGTTCTCGTCATCCCATTCGATGCAATGGATCGGCGCGAAGCGAGGCGGAATGGCCTGGCCCTGGACAGGACCGGGCTGCGCGACCCACTGGCCGTCATCCGAGAACACCTGATCGGGATTCGTCTGAACCCAGCGGCCGGAGATATGGCCGTTCATGACTGCCCACAGGTTGTACTTGTCGATGTCGGGTCCGAGGATCTGCTGCTCCCAGAGATCGCGTGCCTTGGCAATCGTGGCAGCGGTCTGCATGAGCGTCTGGCCCGGAGTGACCACGTTGCTCGCGGAGCTAGTACCCCACTCGCCGATGGCACCGGAATACTGCATCTCGTCGAAGATGCGGAACGCGACGGAACGATGGCGGCCCATGGTGTAAACGCGGCTGTCGAACTTGACATCCTGGAACACGCCGTAGGCGGATGCGCCCCAGCCGTCCTTGCCGTCTACATTGAAGCCGGTTGCGCCGACGACGTTGCCATGACCGTTCAGGCGACGGTCATCGTAGTCGGTGATGTAGTCGGGGATCTGGATGTCCCAGACACGGCAAGCTGCGGGGTTGTTCGCAATGGACTTGTTGGAACCCATGATGTTTCCAACGAACAGGCCGGTGGTGTAGCGGCCGGGCAGGAGTCGGTTATCGTCAAGACCCTGCACCCATTCCTCGGGCTGAATTACTTGAGCCATGGTATTCTCCTTCTATTTAGCTCTTATAACCTTTGCACCGAGTTATTGGTGCAAAGTATAAACATGGTATTACCTTTTGTCAAATCTATAATATCTCGCCTTCGGGCAGAGGTTCCTCGCCCAGGCCGGCCATCATGTCGGGAGGCATGCCGCCTGCTTCGACGGGAATCTCAGGTTGTCCCACCTCCACCGGTATCTGTCCCATCTCTGGAGGCATCTGTCCCGTTTCCATGGGAGCTTGTCCCATTTCAGGCATTGGTTGTCCCATGGCCTCGGGAGGCATCATGCCCTGCTGCGGCATGCCGACGGCCTGCTGGAGCTGGCCGATCTGGTTCTGCTGCTCGGCAACGGCGCCCATGGTGGTTTCGAGGGCTTGCATGACGAGCTGCTCGTTGATCGTGGATGCGATACCTGCGGAGATATCGATGTTCGCAAGCTCGCATTGGCGCAAGATCAACTGCATGACGATGGACTCGAATGCCTGCTTGTTGGCGTCGGAGACATTGCCCATCATCTGCGTCACGGAGACGAGCATCTCCTGGATGTTCTCGCGTTCAGTTTCCTGCTCGCTCTCGATCAGGGATCCTGTGCGAACCTCGAAGTTGAACATGGCATCGTCGAACATGGAGAAATCAACGTTGATCTTGTTGCCGTCGATGATGCTCTCGCCCCAATCAGGACTATCGGTGATCGCTTGGTCTGCAGCTTCGACTCCGAACAGTTGACGCATTGCAAGCTCGGCCTCGCGCTGCTGGGCTTCCTCGATGCTCTCGATGCGCTTGCGCGTCTTGGAATCGACGGTGATCGGCTTGTTGTAGCCTTTCATGGAGTTGATGTAGCTGCGGATGGCATGGTTAGCCCATTCCGCGAAGAACACCTCGACGCGCTTCTGGTACTGGTTGATCGTGATAGTCTTGTCGAGACGCTGCTGCTCAACGCCTTGCGGGGTTGCGGAGTAGTGAGGCACGTTTGCATCCGATGCGACCGTGGCATCCGTGATGTTCAACGATGCCATCATCCTTGCACCAATGCCTTCGAGGATTCCGTTGTATCCTGTGAGCGTGGTGGTTTCCACTGGGAACTTCTCGATCTTGTTATTCGGATTGGTACCCATCTGCCAGATCGCATTAGGGCGCATCTTCATCTTCGGGTTCGCCAGGTTGCCGAACACCTGCAGCGGTGGATGCAGAGAGAGCAGGAGCGTCTGGTATGCCGTGCTCTGGAATGCATCGGCGAACTGCTGCTGCGCCATGGTCCACATGACGGACGAGCAGCCATAGGGAAACTCGGGATCAGGTTCGAGGATGAGGAAATGGATCGGCACGTCCTTGCGTGGATCGTAGTTCGGAACCTTGCGCAAGATGGCGTTGATCGCCGGGACATAGGTGATGAACTCCTTTGCACCGCGGCAGTAATAGGTGCGCACCTCTACGCTCTTGGTGAACGAGACGCCTTTCTTCTCGTCTGCAAGCTGCATGGATTCAGGGCCACCGCCGTCCTTGACCTCGTTCTCCACGATGTATCTGACAACTTTTTCGTCATATGTGGAATCGGTAATCGCGCCCGTCTCGGGATCCAGGAGAACCTTGAGGCTCGAAAGCGGCAGGTATTCGCGGATGATGTACCAATCTGCCTCCTCGATCGCCTTGCAATCGGGGGACGGGATCACATCGCCGTAGGGAATCAAGGTGTAGGACACGCGTGGGTCGCCGTCGAGGTCGCGTTCGAAACCTGTGCGCACGCAGCCCATGCCGTAAATGTAGCTGTTGTCGAACGTCTTCCAAAGGTTCTTCATCATGTCCTTGCCATCGTACTCGGATGTCAGGACCTTGTGCTTGAACAGGAAATCCACGACAGTTTGCTCGATGGAGTTCTTGTCATACGGCGTGACGATCTCGCCGTCGGGAACGCGCTGCAAGGTCTGGCTGCGGATCTTGCGCATGATCATCTGGGTGGAACCTTCCGACCATTCATCCTTGCGCGCCTTCTCGAACAGCGTCATGTTCTTGGCTACCTTGGCGAAGAACTTGAAGCCGGTCGTCCTGTTCTGGTGGACCGAGAGGCCATCCTTCCACTTCTTGTCGAGTTTGGCAGCTTTATCCTTGCTGACCTTCTCGATGTCCTCCAGCTTGACCGGAGGGAGCTTAGGTTTCTTATCGTCTTTGCTCATTAGATATCGCTCCTCTTGTACGCTTCGCGGCTTCCCTTGGTTTCGAAATCAGGACGCAGGTACTGCTCGTTCGCCTCCACAAGGCGATCGCTGCCCATTATCCTGGAAGGATTGACTTTCGACAAGCTGGTGCGCGGAAGGCTCGCCGACGTGATCGGAGCACGGACGCTCGGTGCGCTGGTGCTCGGAGTGTAACCGGAGCCGCCTGAACTGCGACGACTGCTACCGCCACCACCGGACCTGCGACGATAACCACCGCCGCCACCGTAACCGCCACGACCGGAACCGGTTCCGCCTGTGCCGTTGCCGTAATTGTTCTTCTTGGAAGACGTGTCGCCCTTCTCACCGTATATCGTCTGGTACTGCGCGGAATAGGTGTTACCTTCTCCATCGCCCGACCAGTATTCGAAATCGGGAAGATCGACGTTGCCGGCATCATTGGGAACCAGGGCGCGCTGATCCATCGGCAGGCCGGTGACAGCGCTGACTGTGGCGAAATCGTTCCCATAGCCAGCCGTGTTCTCGGCGGACTCGATCGTGCCGGGAGCATTGGTGAACGGCAGGATGTCGAGCGGTGACTTCTGGATGCCGGTGGCATACACATCGCCATAGACATCCCTAGCATACGTGGTGTTGTACCTATTGTACGTGACAAGCTCGCCGGAAATCGGGGAGTTCTTCAGCTTCTGGTAATAGAAGTCGTACCAGTATTGCTTCTGGTTCTGCCATTCCTGCTTCAACTGGCCGGCCATTGCCTGGCCTGTCGCGTAGTCTCCGCCGCCGAGCGTGTAGTAGTTGAGCATGCCGTCTGCCTGCAGACCGTAATACCATTCGTCTGCAGCATGGTAGTTATCCCAAACCTGTGCGGAAACGGCGGCAAGAGTCTCGTAATCGAGATGGAAGCCTTCGGCTGCGAGCTGGTTCATGTCATCATAGGATTGCAAGGTGGCGATGATGTCGACGACCTTGGCCATCCTATCGGTGCCTTCGAGTCCTGAAACCGAAGTATAGTCCATGGAGGCGAGCTGGTAATCATCGTAGTACACGTTGTCCGGCATGTTCGGACCCCAGTACGAAGTGCTGGTGCCGTTGGTGAATTCGAACAATGCGGCGAGCACGGGATTGCGGCGAGCGAGCTTGCGCTTCATCGCATCATCGTATGTCGTGTATACCATCTTACCTTCCTGTCCAGCTTCGGTGAGTTTGCCGGAAGGACTCTGCTCGTAGATCTTCTTGTAGGATTTCTCGAACGGAGTGGCAGCCTGGTACCATTCGCGCACGATGGAAGGCGTGACGAACTGGGATGCCCAGTTGGTGCCGAGGCTGAATGCATTGGCCTGCAGGTATTGCGAGAAGCTCGGAGGACCGCCCTTGGCTTTCTGGAACTGGATGACATCCTCATTGTAATCGGAGACGAGGGATTCAGTCGGATCGATCAGGAAGCTCGCAACATCGGCGCACCTGAGGATCGGGTTGCTGTAGCAAGTCTGCGCAACGCCGTTCGTGATGATGTCGAATCTCGGCTTGCCTGCTTCGGCGGATTTCCAAAATGCCGCCAACGGGAGCGACATCCCGAGGATGTCCTGCACCCACCAGTTCTCGCCGGCTCTTGTGCCAAAAACCATCCACTCGTCGATGTTGCCCCATTTCTTCTCGTCGTCGGGTGGTTGGATAGCTCCGGTTATTGCAAACAAGGCGATTGCCGTGCCACCCACGCCGAGCTTCATGACATCGATGAGCATGGCCTCCCTGAGGCTGCGGTGGATCTGGGTTTCCTCGACGCCGATCCTGCGACCATAATTTGTATCGGCAAGATATTCTGTGAACACGTAGTTCATAGTGGAAACCGGGAGCACCCAGTTGAGCATGCGGCCGGTGACGTTGATGCCATACATCGGGAACCTCGACACGCATGTTGTCATGAGGAACTTGCCGAACGGCATCCTGCGGCAGATATCGGAGATCACCAGACCGACGGCGTTCTTCTGCGCCATGTCGCCGGTCTTCGCGGAATTCATGGCCTTCATCGCAATGGAGTAGGAAGGCGTGGCTCCCTTTGCTCCGATGCATTCGAGGAAGAACTGGGAGAAACCGCCGGGAGATTGGAGGATTGCCTCCATCCTGTTGAGGTTCCTCTCGTTGCCCTTGTCATCGGTGACCACGAGATCCGTAGGCTCGAACCAGAAGTCCTGGCCTTCCTCCTCTGCGAACATGACGAACCTGTTGATGAAGTTCCTCATCTGACCCTTGAGCCTGAAGTTGCCGCCGGAGCCTACCTGGTAGGCCCATTCGGTGAAACGCTGGAACTTGGTGAGGTTCTTGCGACGGTTGGCCATGAACTCGCGGATGCTCTGGAGGTTCTTGCTCTGCATGGCGTTTGCGATGAACAGCATCTCCTCGCTGTTGAACTCTGCAGCACGGTAGCTCGCATACAGCTCGATGGCGATCGGGTCGTTGACGGCTTTCTCCACGATGTCCTGATCCAACCACGTCTCCTTGGCATACGGGTTCAACCCGCCCATCTTGAGCCGGTGGATCGTTTGAAGCGTGAGGTTCATGGTGCCTTGGTGGATCGTCCTGTCGGCGATGTTCGCAACGGTGACGAACGGATTCAAGATAGCCATGACCTTGGAAAGCTCTGCGGCATTGTTCAGAACCTTGGAGACGGCGCGTGCCTCGTCCTGCTTGGACCATGCCTTCATGCCACCGGTGACGCCCTCGATGTCCTTGGTCCTGTAACCGAGGGACGTGAGGTATCTGCGGACTTCATGCAGCTTCTCCTCGGAGGCAGCGCACCATTCGTCGAACAGCGCACGCTCCTCGGGAGTCATGTCATCGTTTGCGACAAGCGCGTTGTACAGGCTCCTCGCATCCTTGTCGAGTTGTTGGAACGAGTAATCCTCGTAGCAGGGCGTGATGCTGGAGGTGTCGTTGTACTGCAACCTGGCTGCATCGCACATGTCGATGAGCGCCTTCTTGCGGGACTTGTTGGCAGACACGCTCTCATCCAAGGATGCAATTGCTTTTTCCGCCCTGTCCTGCTCGCGGCGCATGGCCTCGATGAACTCGTTGATGTTTCCATCATAGTAAGCACGGAACTCAGGTTTGCTGGAATTCCAGATCCAGTTGGCCATTTCTCTGGGGACGAGCGGGATTGCGAACCTGCCGTTCGCTTTCTCGGAAGATTCGTAGGGAACTTTGATGGGCATCGGATCCTCGGAGGATTCCATGTTCTTGGCAAGGTGCTCTATGGCATCGACGAGCTGGGCTTCCGTTATCTTCCAGTTAGCATTGTCGCCAGTGTAGCTGGAGCCTTCGAGCATCATGGTGAGATACTGTATCTGCTGGAACGTGAGCGGCTTGTCGAGGACGGCGTTGAGTCTGTTGACGGCATTGGCAACGGAGGTCTTGCGCCAATCGACTATACCTTCGCTATCGACGGTACGCTCGCCGATCTTCTTGCCGTCTGCCGTCTCGATCACTCTGGGAACGGTCCACATGTTATGGAACAGTTCGGACACGCGGGCGACCCTGCGCATCTCGCGCATGGTGCCGTAGGTGTACATGGAGGCAAGCGACATGTCACCGGGAATAGTCGTCGGGGTGAGACGAACCTTCTTGCGCCTTGCCTCGTCGATCCTATCGAGGACATCCTGCATCGCGTTGTCGTTGTTGCCGAACAGGAAATCCTCGTAGTTGATTGCCCGCTGAAGCTCGGCATCCATGTAACCCTTGTCCATGGCACGCCTGCCTGCATGCTGCATGGAGACTGCAGAGGTACCGGAAGGAGCGGTTTCCTGCGTAGTGTCGCCGAGGACCTGATGGTATCCATAACGAACAGGGAGCGTCATCCATCCGCCACCATCGCGCATCTGGACGAGCGACATGCCGTTGCGGTCGATGACGTACTCGCCGCGTTCCCTGCTATCGTTGATGCCATCGGAACAGAGGTGAGGATCCATGGCATGATAGATCTTCAGCATCTGGTCTGCATTGAAGTTCCTGAACACCATCTGGAAGTTGACATCCTTGTAGCTGTCCATATCGTTCGGATCATCACCGAGGGACATCTTGTAGATCTCGCCGGTGCGCTGGTTCTCGACGATCTTGTACGTTGAGAACAGATGAACCGGATCAACCTTGCTCCTGACGCATTGGAGGATCACGTCCTGCAGGTACCTATTGGTATCAAGATCGTCGGTGAGGGTAAGCTCGCCGGAGACGACCCGCATCCAGAATGTATCGTCGACGCCCTGACCCAACTGCCGTCTGTCTTCTGGATCCCAATTCTCCATGATGTGCTGCGAGTAGCCGTCGCCATCGAAGAACAGGGAGGAATGGCGCTTCCTGCTCAGATAGTACAGAGCATTCTTGAGAAGCGGCAGGTTGCGGTTGGCGACACGGGATCCCTCGGTGTCGGCGGAAACCATGAAGCTCGCCTCAAGCGCCTGCTGATCGCTACCGAGGATCTTCGGCACGAAGGCTCCACGATGCCTCGAAGCCATGCCCTTGAACGTCTCGCCCTGGAGCATCCATTTCTGCGAGGAACTCAAGCCCTCCTCATGGAGCCTACTCTCGCCGCTGTAGCTTATGATGACGTTGCCATTGGATATCCTGACATCGCTGTAGTACACATAGGTCGGCATGTCCTTCGGATACAGGACGGGAGCGAGTACGGTGCCATCCGATATGATACCGGCGACCTCGGATCTCTTAGGATCGGTCGGCCTCGCATCATACGGCAAGCTGACGTTCTCGCGCATGTCACAGAGGTACTTGACGATGAGCTGCTTGATCTGCCTATCGCTTTCAGTGGATATACCGGCGTTCTTGACGGCCATGGCCCTGAGGTCGAAGCTGACAACGCTGCCATCGTCCAAGACGATATTGGTCCAATCGCCAGGCTTCGGCTCCCATCTACCAGTTGCAGGATTCTGGTCAGCAACCTTGTCGAGCAACCTCGAAGCCGTGACGCGATTGATGAGTTCCTTGGGAGCATTGTTCGGATTGTTCGAGAAGTAGGTCGAGATCGATTGGCTCGGTCTCTTGTCGCGCCTGACGGTCATGCCGTCCATGTTCGGGAAGTAGACCATCTCAGCATCGCCCATATTGTACATGGAGCTATCGACCACGATAGCCATGTTGATGCGGCTGATATCTCCTTCGACCGTCTCGCTTGTCGGTTGGTTCTGACGAGCTTGCCAGAACCTGTCGGTCTGCGACGGATCGATTGCCGTGAACTCGATTCCATGCATGGTGCGACGAGTGCTCGTGATCGCGTTGCTGCCGAGGTACCTGTACCTATCGACAACCCTGGATGGCACGAGCAACAGGTTACCGGTCCTCTGCGCCCAGGCGATACCTTCGGTGATCTTCCTGTCGAGCAGCGAATCGTCGCCGACAACGTATGCGATACCGTAACCGGAACGCATGACATTATCGCCTTCGCTACCCTGGACAGCCCTGAGATCATGATGCATATCTCTAAGTTCCTGCTCGGCATTCGGTTCGGCATTTGAAATGAACGATTTGAGAACAGGGCGATCAAGATGCAAGACATCACGGGTGATAAGAGGCTGGCGCCAACGCATCTCTTCGGGATCGTAGAACCGCAGATTGCTCCTATCGACGGTATCAACCATTGCAGAAGAGCGGCCCTCGGAAACTTGGTTGAAGAACCATTGAACCGGAGTAGGCGAATCGAGTGCAGTGATCCTGCTCCTACGGGTATAACCGAGCGGGGCGATCGTGGACATGATGCCATTGACATCCTGGACGAGGTTCTCCGAGTAATCGTTCCAGTTGTTGATCGCGTCAGTGGCAACGGATTCCACTTCAGCGGAGTTGATTGGGCCGGTCTTGCCTGCATTGAAATCAGAGGTGGCCTTCTGTACACGGGCAGCGGCCTCATGCATGGTGACCGTGAGAACATCGGCAGCTATGATCTTCGGAGTGCCGACAGCTTCGGCACCGACCTCCATGATATCGTCCATGCGAGCTTCGAAGTTCTCGCGGGCATTAGGCCCGTAGAAGCATGTCGCATCGACGACGACCCTGTATGTGGATCCATCGCCTCGCGTCATGGTGAGCACGATGCCCGGATTCAGGAACTGAGAGAGGATCCTCGCCTGATCGGTCCCGAAGCCAAGCTTGTCCATGCTGCCGCCCTCGCCGAATTCCGCTTCGAGGTTCCTCTGGTAATCGCGCCTGAAGCTCGCCATGGAATCGGAGAGCACGCTGTACAGGGAATCCCTGTTGCCAGCGATCTCATCGGTGATCTTCTGGGCATAGCGGCCAGCATTTTCCCTGTTGCGAACGCTCACGATGGAATCGACGGCGCGGAACGTCTTCTTGGACTTGAGCACCATGGCTTCCTGGGAGAAGTCGATGATCGCCCCGAGGATACCGGAAAGCCTGCGATAGTCAGCTTGAGGATTGTATTCAGCCCTCGGCATGTTGAGCGTCGGGAGGCCATGGGGATTGTCGTCGGGATCGTAGCAGATGATGGTTCCTTGCTGCCACGCTTCATCGCTCATGAGCCATTGCGTGAATGCGGGAGTGTTGACAGGCACGACGTTGCCGTTTCCATCGACTGCATTCCACTCGCGGTAATCACTGAGCCTGAACAACCTGAGGTCAGAGACGGAAACCTCCACGCCGTTGGAGTATTCTGGATCGAGCGACTTCTTCAAATGACCGAGCGGGTATACCTTCTTGCCCATGCCTCCGTTGGTTCCGACGAGCACAGGGTTGCCGGCAGCCTGGTCCATGACGCTCTGCTGCGTGATAGACGACTGCTTGGCTTCGCTGAGGAAGTCCATGGATGGGAGAAAGCCAGGGGAATAACCGTTCGCCTGGTACCAATCGAGCACCTGCTGCTGACCTCTTGTGAACAGCCCGCGGCCTTCCTGATCCATTTGCACCCTGAAATCATGAACAAGGGTATCGATGGAATCGAGCGTGTCCAATCCAAGCTGCAGGGCGTTCTCGTTGACGGCAACGCCGTTAAGTTTGGCAACCTCGTTAAGCTCGTTCCTCACGACGTTCATATTGGCGACGAGCATGAGGTCCCGCTTCGCCTTGGCATTCAAGACGCCCTTAGGGAATGCCTTCTCAACGTCGCCATCGATGCCGTCGATGAGATCTGGATCATGGGAATAAAGCTGCATGAGCTTCTGCTTCAACGTCTCCGGGCTTGCGAAGTCATCATCGCCGAGAAGGTATGCGCTGAAATCCTCCGTCTTCATATCGGGGATGGAGTGCTTGATGGCGTCATCAATGAGATCATCGATTTCTTTTTCACCTATTTGCTCGTTTGGACGCTGGCGCTGAAGCTCGTTGCGAATCTGCATTGCCATCATGTTCCTATCGTAAATAGGCATCATGACTTCGGAAAGACCGTTTACGTCAGTATCCGTTTGCAAGCGGAGCATCATCTCTGCAATGCGCATGGTCCTCTCGGTGGATTCCCTGAGCCTCTCGGAGAAGCTGCGGATCTTGTTTACTTCGCCTTCCGTGAAGCTGGTCTGATCGACATCGACGAAAAGGCCGTAATTGTCTTTAAGATATTGAGCCATGCGCATGTTGCCAAGCTTCGTGTAAAGCAGTTTCACCATCATGCTGTCAGTCGAACCGAGCTGGAAGCTGTTGACAAGCTGCTCGTTCGCATAGGCGACGGAACGCCAGAGATCGGTGGTCAAGCTGCTGATCACATTTGTCCTGAACCTGGCCCTTTCGCTACGGGCATCACGGTTCATCGGATCGCCGTTGAAATCAGATCGCAAGGCCCTGTAGTATACGAACCTGGCAAGCGTCTTCATCTTCCTGTTCGCATCTGCGACCATGCGCTCCGGCGTGATATGTCCCTCGATGTTCTCGGGATCGAGCATCAACGTGACGATCTTGTGAGCCTCGCTCCTATCGTACAACCAGGATTCAGTCATATCGAGGGCGCGAGTCATATGGTATTCGACCTGCGGATCGGTCGACGTGTCCGTGCTTCCATAGGAAGCCATGAACCTCTTGAAATCCTCGGTGAGGCTGGTGGCGCGGGAAGCCTGGACGGAAATGCCACCCTGTTGCATGGAGGCGTTGACGCCGCCTTCGCAGAGGTATCCGGCGATCTGCGGATACTTGTCGAGCAAGGCGAGCACGTGACCGGAGGTTATCGGCGTGCCGGACTTGAATCCGGGAACAGCATCCTCGAACATGGCCTGCTGGGTCATGATGGTGACCTTGCCGGTATCAGGATCCCAGACTTCCTGGCGGTACTCGGGATCGGATAGACAGGCGAGGATATGGTAACGGTTCGAAGCCCAGTCGAGCTTGCTGATATGACCGTACTCCGCGCCTGTAATCATGTCGATATGGCTCACGATACCACCGTTGATGCCTAGCTGGTTAGCCATGTACATGGCAACCTCGACATCGGCATTCACAGCCTTCTCGACGAACGAGTTGTCAAGCGTCATTGAGGCATAGATCTTCATACCGAGGATATCCTTGTTGGCCCTCGTGAACACATCGCGGCAACGTTGCTGCACATATGCCATGACGTTATCTGGCAGCTTGTCCCTTGTTTCGGCAGTTTCGATATACGCTCGGAACTTGGCCACCTCTCCTCGTATAGTATCCTGGACGAGCCTGTTGGCCTTGTCGATAGCGCTCCTGGCCTTCGTCATCCTCGCGGAAACGGAGGACAAATCGAAATCGGAATTGCCGGTGCGGAGCGAGTCGATGACATAGTTGCCTGTCGGGAACACCTGGCCGATGACATCCTCGTACTGGCTGAGCTTGTAATCCCATTCGAGGTCGATATCGGTGAACCAGTCGAACACCTGCCTATTACCGTCTTCGAGAATGGAATCGGCTATCACCTTATGCAGCGGGGAGATCGTGCTCAATATGCGAATGTTGTCCTCTGCGATCTGGACATCGGAATCGCTGTCGCTGTCGAGCATGTCGATGTACCCATGGAACTGCCCGTAGATCGAGGCGGAAGTGAGGGCGTTGAGCATCTGCTTCGTATCACCGCTGAACAACATGCGGCCGATCTTTGTGCCAAGCAGGAAATCAGGATCGAACAGTCCGATATCGACGGCAAGCTCAGGATCTACGATGAGCTGTATGGCATCCATGAAGCCGAGTATCGCGGGAACATCGTTGGGATCGAGGTGGCCGCCATTATCATCATATCTCTTGACAATATCTCCGAGGGCGAAGCTGTCGAGCATCTCCGTCATCCTGGAAACCATAGCGTTCTTCTCGGTGCCACGCTCGTTGATGGCGGTCTGCACGAAGCTCCTGATGCTCGGATCAGTCAAGCCTGCAAGCACGAGGGCCGGATCACCAGAGATCCTGTCGTTGGACATGAACTCGATGAACTCGCCCCAAGTCATGCCAGTTGTGTCGATCCCCTTGAAGTATCCGCGTGCGAAGATATCGTCGACGAGCACGCCATCGAACATCTTGTTGAACTGCCGCATGAACTCGATGCTGATGCCCGAATCTTCGGGAAGCGGGTTACGGTACTTTGAATCGATGTCGGCACCGAACCCATCGCTCTTGTACTTCTTCTGGCAGTCATCGTATATGAGGGCGTATTTCCTCTGGGCCGCAACGACGGCATCGACGAGCCTCTTGACGCCATAGGCATTCCTCACCTTGTCGCCGGCGAGGTTGGCCTGCACGAAGACTTCCGACAATGCAAGCGTGTCGCAAAGGGATTCGACGGCAGAAGCAGGAGACTGGCCTGCCTGCGGCATCTTGAAGGACGAACGGATGAGCTGAGTCACAACGCTCTCGGGTTTTGCAACATAGGTTGCGATGTCGGTCATCATCTCGCTGAAAGCGGGAACGGACTTCGCCATGTAGTAAAGCTGGCCATACTGCCTGTATGGGGCATTGCCATCTTCATTGAGCACATAGGACAGCAAACCGAGCGACCTGGTAAGCTGGAACACCTTGGTCTTATCGCCGAGCGTGCCGCGCCTGTCCCATTCGGCGAGCATGGTGCTAATCTCCTCAGCCTGCTCCTCGGTCACGCCCTCCATGTCCCTGAGATTGTCGGCAACCTGGTCTGCCTGGTACTCGACGTAATGCGTCACGATCGCGTCGGTATCGCCGGTGATCTCGTGGAGCACGCGGTTGACGACCCTGCGACCATCGACCATGGAGGCAATGTCGGCATCGGCTTTGATCTCGCCAGTTTGGTTCATGTCATCTACAGTCTGTGCAAGCTCCGTGAAGAACTGGCTGAGTTCCAGATTGCGGTTGCCGCCTGAGTTGTCGATGATCCTCGAAAGCTTCTTGGTGAAGTACGTCGTCGCATCGACCTCTGCGCCATCGAGCTGGAACTTCCTGGAGTAATCTCCAAGGTATCCCTTGATGATGTCATTAATAGCTTCGCGGTTCGAGCGGACGTGGCTATCGAAGCCGGCATACCACCAATCGACGTTGCTCGATCCCTCGTTACTCATGAGCATCTGGGATGCATAGCCGAGGGCATCGAGGTGCAGGTCACGCGGATCCGTGCTATCGGGATCGAAGTACACGGAAGACTGGTCGCCGTCCCAGTCGGAGCCGACGATACCGGCAACCATGGGATGCGTGATGAACGCCTGGCCGTTGACGACGCTATCGATGTCGAGGTAGTAGCCGCCGTTCTTGGTATCCGGGTTGCGGCCGACAGCAACCTTCGTCGGGGCGCCCTTCGCTTCGAGCAAGCTGTTGAGGCTCGCTGCAACATCAGGAGACGTGGAGAAGATGGTTTCGAGCACATCGACGGTGGTGCCGAAATCGGAAGCGATCTTCTCTGCGGACCTATCGTTGCTGTAAAAGATCTGGCGGATATTATCGGAACCGAGGACGATGCTATCGAAATCAAGATCGGCATTGGTGCCGATCTGCTTGAACACACCCGAGCCAGGTGCATCACGATGCTGCGTGTACATCTCATTGACGGCATCGTACATGACGTTGTTGACCATGCCCTTGGAAAGCGTGGACCTGCGGAGCTGGTCGAACTGGCCGCGTTCGGTATTAGGCTCCATACCGGAATTGTCGACATCGGATGCAACGGGTTGCGTGGAAGTCTGCGGATTACCGATCCTATTCGCAACGGCGGAGAACCCGCGGCCTGCGCCGCCCATGATACCGCCGCCCAAGGCGCCCCATGCAGCACCGGTGAGGGCGCGGTCCATGGAGCCTTCGTCGACGTTCTTGTTCCTAACGTCCTCGGCCCAGCTCTGGACGAATTCCTCTACAGCCTCGTCGCCGACATCGGCCATTATGCCGAGTCCGGTACCGAGCTGCTTGCCTCCACGTGCGCCCTCGAACGCCCTGGTGACAACGCCCTTGCTCATGTTGTTGAGAACCTTGGATGCTCCTGCTGCCTTGGCTCCTGCACCGATGAGCTTGCCTGCGCCACCAATGAGGCGACCGGAACCGCCGGTGAACGTGCCGCCGAGGTTGATGCCGGCATCGATGAAGTCTGCAGCACGCTGAGATGCATCCATCTCGTAATCGGGGATCTCGTATCCGCCACCCTTGCTTTCGCGGAACTCGTTGATCGGACGGCCCGAAGCTGCTTCGTACAAGTCTCCAGCGCCTTCGAACAGACCGCCGACCATCTGACCGGGCAGGCTAACGGCGAAGTTTCTGAGCTGCTTGAGGTTCTCAGCATCGGCAAGCCCGCGTCCGAGGTCAAACTTATTGGTATCGAACACGAGGTTCTGGTTTCCCGTGAGGTTGGCAGGAAGCTGGTTCCACCATTTGGCAGCCTTCTCGGCTTCGATCGCGCCGACATCAAGACCTTCTGCCTTGCGGTACTTGCTGAACATGCTGTCGGTGCCTCCGGAAAGCGAGAAGCCACGATCCTTGTTAAGATTGTAATCTTGCTGAGGCTGCCAGGCATTTCCAGCCTGCTGGTAATACGAGGGCTGACCGAACTGGCTTTGCTGCAACTGCTGGTTTGCCTGCTGCACCTGCGCCCTCTGGTCTAGGAAATCCTGCCAATTGAATCCCGAAGACGGAGATGCGCTCTGGTAGTATCCACCACCGCCGCCATTGCTGCCAGAGTATCCTCCACCCTGGTTGCCGCCGCCTGTGAAATTACTCCAATCGATAGCCATGAGATCTCCTTATGATCTGAACCATATCGTGCAAAGTATAGCAAAAAGGCCAGCCCTTTACGAGCTGGCCAATTTCCCAAACATGCTCGGTTAACCCGGTGCGAACAGCTTACCTTGCATGTTATGAGCCTAGACACCTGCCGCCAACGCATACCGGCCTTCCCAACAGGCCAGATGCCAATGCGACGGCTTCGATCGAATGACCTTCGATCAATTGCGCGCTTCCCTCGTTGACGGGGAATCCGTACTCCCAAGTCAACGCATGCCCGATTTCATGGAGTAGGACCCTGTCGAGCAACGGGGGAAGCACGTCCCATGAGATACCGATCATCTTGTTGGCAACGTCGGTGACGGCGATCCTCGGGATGCCGGTCCTGTCAACCAGGTAGGGGTCACCGGGCATCACCCTGATCACACGCCATACGTTTCCGTTCAAGACGATCGGCTTCATGCTACATGGCACCTACCATCTTCATGACCTCGACACGCATGCGCTCACGCTCGTCGGGAGAAGCCTTCTGGTATTCGGAGCGAAGGTCCTCCACGGGATTATGGTAACCCATGCGGCCTTGCGCAATCGGCTCGGGTGGCATGTAGCCATAGCGCATAGGAGGTTGGGAGTAACCCATGCGCGCCTGCGTGATAGGCGTGGAGGAACCTGTGCCACCGCCGCTAGTGTAGCCATGCTTCTCGGCCCACATGGCATCGGCGACGGAGCAGTAATACTCAGTCTCGGCAAGATGGTGAATGGCATCGATGAGGACTCCGACTGCATTGTAGTCCATGCGATCGATGTCCTGGGTTTCCTCCTCGATCTTGCAGAGGAGCTTGTTCTTGATATCGTAGATCCTGTTCTCCATATGGCATCACGCCTTACGCGCCGGCCGTGGTAGCGGCAGGCTTGAGAGCGTCGATGATCTGCGCGGTCTGCATCGTCTGCGATGCGGCGAGCTGCAGCATGTTGTTCTGCTGGCGGAGGTTGTCGATCTCGGTGCGTGCGGCATAGAGATCCTGCTGGTCAAGCTTGCTGATGATGAGCTGGATGCCGTCTGCGATAGCTTGGCGGTCGGCGCAGTTCTCGCGTGCGATGTCAGCCTGCAGGTTGGCGGTTGCCAGGCGGTTCTCGCAGCAGCATTGGGAAAGCTGGCTCTGCTGAGCCTGGAATCCCTGCATCATCGCGGTCTGCAGCGCGAACATCTGGTTCATGTCGGCCATCTGGCGGGACGTTGCGGCAGTTTCGGCATTGGCGAACCCTGCGGTCACAGCGCCCTGCAAGTTGCCGAAGCCGGTGAACAGGTTCTGTTGGTTCTCCATCAGCGGGTAAACCGACATTGCCTCGGTAGCAGCGGCGCCGTTGCCACCCCAGCCGCCATTGCCCCAACCGAGGAACAGGAACAGCAAGATGATCCACCATCCGTTGCCGCCGCCGAAGCTATCTCCGTCGTTGGCTGCACGCACAAGCTCGACGGGATTGATGTCGTTAGTCATGGTAATTCCTTTCGTTCGGTGTGAAACGTTTCTATAGCTACCCTATGTACACTCGGGCATCTACCATTTCTGATTCCGGAACTGGTTGAAGTCCAGCCCACGCTCGCTGAACGCCTGTTCCGGGGTCTTGTTTCGCACCGAATCCGCGAACTTCCTGAAGTCCGGGTTGTTTTGGTAAAGCTGGTTGTAGATGACGTTAGACGGTCCCTGCTGCTTGATCTGGTTCAAAATCTGCAATGGATCTGTTTGCTGCTGATTCGCCCTGTTGAACAGTATGTTTGCCATTTATGGCCTCCATCATCTCAGCCTTGAAAGCCTCAAGATCCGCCTTCGTCACGGTATCGTTGGGATTCTCGATGATTTCCTTGTCGAATGTGAAATGCTCACGTGTCGATCCTCCGACATTGTCGAATGTGACGACTATGAACCTGTTGGAATCCTTTAAGAAATAGGGCGGGCTTACCGATCCTGGCGGCATCCTCAGGGAATCGAGGACGCTCTCATCGTCTATGAAATTCAATCCGTTGATAACCTGCGGCTGCGGCGATGTGAGGCCGGGCATCTGCAGGCCATACGGACTATAGGACATCGGATTGTAAGCCATTATGCCTCCTACTGCGAATCGATGATATCCTGGACAGCATCGGTGAAACCGGAAATCGCAAGCCATTCGGCTTTCGTGAAGCTAGTATATACGATTGGCAACAGGCTTACGATGTTCAAAACATCATTGCGAAGCGGACCAGAATTCCCCATGGCATCAGACACCACATTGACGATGAATGTCTCCAACGGAATCCATTCCCACGTATCCGTCTGCACGTTCTTCGACCAGATGTAGATAGGCGACAGGGTCGAATAATCCAGGGAAACCCAAAGGACCTCGCCCTTCCTGGTATACGTGCTGTCCATTGGAGTATGCTGATCGACATGAATGTAACCGATGTCGATCTTGTTCCAGCCCCAAGTGTTCTCGTACTGGTTCCATATGTACAACTCGCCGGTATCCGTATTGTAGAAAAGCGTCTCATCGGTTCTCGGATTCGGAGCCGTGGATCCAGCGACAACGACGATGCTCGGTTCGATGATCTTCTTGACGACATGCCAGAAATTGTTGTTCAGCTTCTGGACGACAGTAGGCGGCAAGCCGTCCGAGTTATTGAAATCGACTATGTTGCCCATATCTGCCATGCGGCCATGATATCATAAAACAGTCAGCATTCAAGTAAGGAGGACGGCTTATGGACAAAGTGATGATAACGGTCCCATGCTACGAGAACATCTACCCGGAGACGCTGAAATGCATATGGGACCTCGGGATGCATGAAAAGGAGAAACGGCTCATCGACTTCGATTTCGTCAGGGGGTACACGGTCGATCGGGCGAGGAACCTATGCGTGCACAAGGCGAAGGAAGCAGAAGCAGATTACATCCTGTTCGTGGACAATGATGTGACGTTCAAGCCGGAATACCTTGACATGCTCCTCGAACATGAACTCCCGATTGCAATGGGATACTACGACCACAGGCCGAGCGATCCTAATGACAAGGTTCTCAGGACGAACCTATGCAAGCTGGGGCAGACGAACTACATCGAGCAGATAACGCCTGACGAGATCAAGGAAGCGAGGGACGAAGGGTACGAATTGATCCAGACGAAGGGCGGTGGCCTCGGCTTCACGCTCGTCGACATGGATGTTTTCAAGATGCTCAAGTATCCCTACTTCCTGTTCGTCAACTACGGAGACGGGCAATCGCTTTCGGAAGACCTGTTCTTCTGCGAGCAATGCGCAAGGGCGGGATTCGATATCTTCGCAGACACGAGATGCTATTGCGGCCATATATTCAGGGAAGTGCATGGAGGTGTTATCGATGACTAGGGCGGCAGTTTACACGGGAACGAAGAACCTGTACGGCGGAATGATCGCGGCGAGCAAATCGCTCATCGCAAACAGCAACGTCGAGGAAGTATGGCTCATGATCGAGGATCCGGAATTCCCGGTCGAGCTACCGGACATGATTCACGTGATGGACGTGAGCGAGAGGTGGAAGGAGTGGTACGACCCGAAGGGGCCAAACATGCTGACGCAGTTCACCTACATGGCGATGATCAGGCCATTGTTCTGCTACCTGCTGCCACATCTGGACAAGGTGCTATCACTCGACGTGGATACGATCGTCAGGGCAGACGTATCCCACATCTTCGACATCGACATGGAAGGATATTACTGGGCAGGATGCAGGGAGCCGCATCATGACAGGGACGGCATATTCAGCATCAACGCGGGCGTGACGATCATGAACCTGGAAATGCTCAGGGACGGAAGGGCGGACATAATCGCAGACTGCCTGAACAACCATTGGCTCAACTTCGTCGATCAGGACGCCATGACATGCCTGTGCCAAGGACGCATCAAGCCGATCGATAAAAGGTACAACGGGACCAAATGGTGCGGCTGCAGGGAAGACGAGTGCTGGATCAAGCATTTCGCAGGAATCAAGAACTGGTATGGCGACAAGGAGGCGTTCGCCTGGTACAAAGAATCATGGGAGAACGTGCTGGCAGCACACGAGGAGATCGTGAAGAAACGCAGCTAGGAAAAATTTCGGGAGCCACGAGAGGGGATTGGATCCGTGGCTCCCACAGTAAGGAGGTGAGCGATGGCAACCATCGCGCCTCACATTATACACTATGACAAGATCTCGTTCACCCTGGCTTGCACGGCATTGTAGTCGAACCCGGCAGCTTCGAGGCGCTGGCGCCGTTCGTCGCCGTTGCCCCATTCGCCCTGGAGGACTTCCTTTGCGACGGTGTCGACCGACTTCTGCTTGCGGGCCAGAGTCTCGCCCTTGAAGATCGTGGCGATGAACTTGCCCTTGTAGATACCGGAGGCAACCTGCGCCCATGTGTTCCCTGCGGCGTTCTTCTTGACGTTCTTCACCTTGACCACGGTGCCGCGCTTCATCTGCCCGATCACCTTGCCGCTCACGGTGGAACGCTTGTCGCGCACGTTGAGCATGTCGCATGTGACGACATAGGTGTAGGTCTTCACGGCGGGCTTGGGTTCAGGCTCGGGCTGCATGCTGGAGCCTGCGAGCTTGTTCCAATCTTCCTTGGTGCCGTAGAACTTGTCGATATCGAGATTGTAAGCATAGCCGCCGATCTCGCGGGTGGAGGAATACTGGTAGATGGTCATCTTGGACCAAGCGCCAGTGTCCCATGTGTTCACCGGATCCTTGACGTAACCGGAACCGTTCTCGTAACGGTACAGGTAGCTGGCCATCCAGAGCGGGTACTTCTTGATAGACGAGCAATCGACCTCGTTGATGTAGCCGGCGCGGGCATAGAACAAAGGAGTCGATCCTGTCCTGGCGGCAACGGTATCGAGGAACGCCTTTGCATACGAGATGTTGCGTGTTTCAGCCTGGTTCTCCCAGTCGAGGCAGAGGATCGCCTTGCCCTCGAATCCCTGGATCTGCTGCAGGAAGAACTCGGCTTCCGCCTTACCACCTGGATACTTGCCGTACTCGCAGGCATAATGGTAGAGGCCGAGGAGCTTACCTGCCTTGAGGACCTTGTTTGCGTTCTCTTTCCATTTCGGATTGATGTACTTCGAGGAACCAGCGCCGCCGGAAACCTTGACGATGACGAAATCCGCATCGATCTTGGACACGTCGATTCCATGGTCATCCTGGTAGCTGGCGATATCGACTCCATCGAGATACCCTTTGGCGACAGGCTTCTCATCGGGCTTCTCGCCTATCAGCTCGGCATAGGTGATCTGCTTCGCATGGAGGATACCGTCCCATGGAAAATCGTAGTAATCATGGACATATGCCTCTCGGCCTGTCTGGTCACCGACTTTTCCGCCGTACACGTCGCCATGCTCGTTGATGCAGAATTCCGAGAGCACATCGGGATACTGTGTCTGGCACATGGAAACATGATTCGCAATGTTCAGGTACAGGTCACCTGGATCCGCGAGGAAGCTCATATTGTGCCATGAGAACAAGCCGGTTGCGAGGTACACGTCCTTCGCGTTGCCGGTGTACACGTAATCATCGAGGCAATGCTCGTACTTGGTGCCGCGGAACACGGCCTTCCATGCAGAGGTTACCGACGTGCCGCATTCATAGGAACCTCGGTCGTACTTGAACTTGCGCCCCTCGATGGTCAGCGTCTTCCAGCTCTTGCCATCTTCGCCCCACCTGGGATCCCAGGAATACCCGTTATCGTTGTCATCGCACATGTCCTTATGGATCAGTGCGGCGATTTGTCCGATTGTCAAGGCCATTAGATTACCTCTTCATATGTTTCCTCGAAGATGTCTGGTTTGCAGGGATATAGCTCGCCATGCACACCACGGATGATGAAATCACCAAGGCTTGCCGTATGATCACCTTCAAGAGTCGGAATGCAAATGGTATCTGAAGTCCAGTCGGGAACCAATGTTACACCAGGGTTCAATGCCTGGATTTCTTCGAAAGATTCGATATCACCAATCCAACGAATTGCTTCGACGATAACCGGTTTCTTGCAATACTTAGCCATTGCTACTCCTCGATATGGTAAACGCCGTCAGATACATGCTTACCTGCTGCCTCGTCTTCTTCCTTGATGATGTGCGCGGTGGCGAGGAGCTTGAACACAGGGGAGTCGGCGAGCTGCGGGTTAATGCTTGCGAAGATCTCAAGCAAGCTGCCGATCTCCATGATGCACAGGTAAACGGCAATTGTGGTGAGGATCGGACCGTTGAATCCAAGATCCAAACCAACCGAGATCATGGCGTCCATCACGATCGCAACGACCACGAAGCCAAGCTCGGACATCTTGTGACCGATACCCTGTCGCATCTTATCGCTTTTGAACTCGTGCTTCATGCATGCATTGCCGATGCCGAATATCCAGTCGAGGAGGATCAAGATAAGCAGGGCGACGATGGCAACCTGTGCTGGGAAGCAATCGCGAACAGGGGAGAGGAACGATTCGATTAGCATGATAAACTCCTTTTACTATACTTCGGTGAATGTTTCTTGATAAGCATATTTTGTCCAAGTTTCATTATCTTCATCGTAGATAAATCTATATGCAAAATGTATATCAGCTGTTTCGGCTATTCTCTCCAATGTAAAGGTTTTTTTGCTGTTTAGTTTCATTAATTGGAATGTACCGTTTGATCCATTAAGAAGATCTGTGCTAGATAAACGAATTGGCATATTGACAACGTTTGATCCGCCTTTTGTATTGACAATTCCAGGATACATAGCTGAAAGCGTCTCAAGAAATTCATCTGGTGTTGTGCTTCCTGGATCGTAAAGATAATTAATAGGGCCAAGTTGTGTAAGGTTGTCAACAGCATAATTTGCTCTGAGGATAAGACAATTCGTTGTTTCAATCCAGAATACATTAGAATCAGATTTGATAATATCCATAAATGACCATATCTGATTTTCTTTAGATTGATATAAAGTATATATTTTCGATCCACCGGAACCGTATACAACTTTTACAGTTGGAACATTGTTCGTTTGGTCAGTCATTATCTCTGCAACTACATGCATCATAGAGTATGTATTGTGCTTTACATTTGCTACTTCAACAGTACGAGTATTTGAGTTTTGATAAATTTGATTTCCAGGAGCAACGGAAGTCATGGAAGTGCCTAACGGGTATCTTGCGCAATATACAAGTTTTTGACCGTTAACCGAATCAAGAGATCTGTGATAAAACCTTACAGGTTCACCAGATGTAAAACCAGCTGAAGCAACTATGATATCTTCATTGGACATTGCTTTTCTTGAATTATTTGAACAGAATCCTATGAAAATCTCGCAATGTGCGATATGAAGCCAGCCTTGCGAGTTTGAGTTGTCGCTGTTCCTAAAGAACAAAATATCGCCAGGTTTTACGTTTGACCAATCTCTCTCCGGATAAAAACCGAAACCATCTAAAGCGGCTTTCTCAGCAAGATAGGCGCTTCCTGGTTTATAATCCGAATTAGTAAGAAATAGAGGATAACCATATCCAGCGAATTCTATAGAAAACAGGTTGTAGTTTGATGTGTTGCAATATGGACTTTGTTCAAAAGGTATTCCCATGGTAAGAAGCGCCGACAACACAGAGCAGCTTATACAGCTATTGTCCCAATAAGCTTTTTGATCATAATTCGGAGTTCCATAAGTAAAGAAACCTTCTTGAGATACATATGTACCAGCTGTTCTTGTTAAGTTGGCAATCGTTTGGAAATCAGCTGCTTGAATTTTGTCTCCATGATTGCAATCCTGTTGAAGCGCATATAAACCATTATCAAGCTGGAATAAAATAAATCCACGGTTCTTCATTGCGTTTGGAAGCATTGTGTCATCAATTGATGAAACAATTTTATAAACATGCCCCAAACCATCGTCAGGTAAGTCTTTACAAGATGTTATACAAATATCTCCATCTTCTAATGATATATCTGATTTCATTTTGGCAACTGTATCATAAGATCTTCCAATACCAATTTCAGCTTTGGACCGATCCTCATTGAAACCATAAGCCATTTGAGTTCCTTTCTCTAAGGTATGATGGCCTTCCTGATGTCATTATAATCCAAGAAGGTCGGATGTATGTCCCCGGAACTCCTGAAACTTTGCGAATCGTCGAAACCCCAGACCAAACCTTGCTTGGCGGACATGGTGTAGAGCTTGGCGATCCAATGCGTCAAACAGAACCGAGCCTGCCCGGTTATACGGATCTGGTAGGTCTGTAGACGCAGATCGACGCGCATGTAATCGGCGAGGTTGTACTGCGTCGTACTATGGGAGAAGGTCTTCTTGGTCTTGACCTTGCGGCCGAACTGATCGATGCCGGGAAGCAGTCCCGCACGGGTGCTAGGAAGATATCGATGAATTCTGGTAGCATTTGCATCAGTGGCTCCTTCGCTTCAATTGCTTCTTCGGCAGTATTGTAGTAGGAGCCATGGGAAAAAGGAAGGGGATCCAATTACCTGAATCCCCGCCAATCAGAATCGCCCGTGGTAACGATGAGGCGCTGGCTAACCTCCCGGGCATTGACAAGTATGAAGCATTCGGCTTACAATGTCAATCGGTAACCATAGCGACCGTTCCCGGACGGCAAAATGTACCGAGCCGAAAGCTCCGAGTCGAATATCCGGGTTGCTGGCGAGCAAGCAAGAGCTTAACTCCGTAAGACGACATGCACACCGCTTCCTCGATACCAGGCAGCCTATGCTACGCTGATTACCCAGTGAGTAGGCAGGCGGTTCGACCTGTGCTGCGAAACGGAAGGGCGGATACCTGACGCATCTTGCTTACAAATTCCCAAGGATACAGGTGAGGGAGCCTTTGATAAAAAGGCAAGCAATTTGCACCTAGGGACACCTGTAACCTGTTTCACCTGGTAGCATGGCAAATGATGGTGAGATGCCATCACATCTGAACTCCCTTGCAACAAATTCACCCTGCATAACGGAATCCGTGGAATCCAAGAACCCGGTTCCATGAATCCTTGGCGCACCGTTTTCCCAGGGGCCTTAGAGGGGCTGGAAAAATGTGGGCGGATGGATACAAAAGAAATAAATCTACACAAATAATCCATGTACCCTATCCCCTATGTACCCAGGTAGCCTGAACCAATTATTCCCGGATGAGATTATTTCACTGAATCTTTTGTATCCTGTGTGACTGTTCCTGGTATCAAAAGAATCAAGGAATCAAAAGTATCAAATGTATCAATGAGAGAAAGGACTCATCATGACAAGTGGACTCGTTGAGAACCTCAAGGCTATCGAGGTACTGGAAGACATGGAGCTTAACCGCAAGGTGAACCAGAAGGTAATCGATGTGATCGATGCAATCGATACTGACGGCATCACCGATGATCCGATGTTCAAGAAGATGTTCTGTGCAGCGATGGCTGCAAGGGCTGCTGGCACAGCGTTCAATGTCAGCTAGGTACCTGGGAACCAAGTGGCTTCGGCTGCTTGATTCCCTTTTTCCATGTTTGCCGATGCGTTGCAGCGAGCATTTGCGAGTCTGTCCTTGTGACCGCGTAACGAGCAAACGCTATTCCCGATGAATCAATGTTCCATGTTTTTCAATTGCATGCGTTCATGCACGTGAACGAGCTAGCTGTGTGATTTATTTCTTTTGGATCTAGGAGGTGATCCCATATCTAACCGCACGAGCCATCGGCTCGCAGTCATCAGGAATCTTCCACTCCTTTCTCGCCTGATGCCTGCAAGCTGGTGGCTCTCTTCATGTAATCATTCGATCAAGGAGGAAACAATGGCTACCATCAACATCAACAACAACTACGGTGAAGTCCAGGTTGCAGATCACATGGTGATCCTGCCTGGAGGAAGGACCATGCCAGAAGATGAGTATCAGGAACTCTGGCAAATGGAAGAGTGGGAACATCAGGCTCGACGCGCACAGCTTGAACACTCTCAGGCTAAGAAAGCTGCTGAGGATCACAAGCTCGATGAGCTGATCTCCATGATGCAGCTCTTGGCTCAAAGCATCGAAGCTCTTCGTGAGGAGGTACACCATGCTTAAGCGTCAACTTACCAAACATGATCGCAAGGTTGTGGCAACCGTAGCCCGCAAGCGCGGCTGCAATGAAGAACAAGTCGAAAGCATCTGCGACTACATCGATGCTTGGCTTGAGGTATCCGATGACATCGGTCGCTATGTTAAGCGACGTCCCGTCGGATTCTGCTAACCATCTGTTCACACGAGGCCGGGAGCTGGGAGCATTAGCCTCCAGCTCCTAGCTTCCCGCATTCAAAGGAGGCTGATATGGACAAGCTTTACAAGTTGTTGCTCGGCATGATGGTGTTCACCACTGCAGGCATGATCATCCTTGCATTCTGTCCGTCGGAAGTGCAGGCATTGAAAGTAGGCCATGGTTCATATGATTCTTGCAGCCTACCATATATCACTGACGTGAACGGTTACGACGATCATTACGTTGCGACCGTTGAGGTTGCAGGCAAGCCTGCTGTAGTCAAAGCCTATGTGGGCAAGAAGCAATGCCGTATTGATCGAATAGGCAAGAACACATGGATGCTGGAAATCCGCAAGGGTAAGACCTATACAATCAAATGCAAATCGAAGCATGGTAAGTACAAGGTTATCAATTACAAGTTAGCGAGGTGTTAAATGCAAGCATGGGTTTGCATGCTCACGTTGATCGTGTTCGTCCTAGGATTCTGCATCAGCATCCTCGGGATCGACGAGCATGACAAGTACGTTCTATCTTTCGGTGCAGCCCTGGTTGTAGGTGCTGCCATCATCTTGGTAATCCACTAGAGCAAGGAGGCAATGATGCAGCTATATCCTTGTACTATATGTGAAGCAAGACCGGTTTTCAACACTGAAACCAATCAGATCGAATGCTTATGTGGCCTTAGATTTACAATAGAAGGAGCAAAGCCAGAACTTATCATCACCTTATGGAACAGACACGTTGGACGTTACCCAATGTTTCCTGAGGAATATTTCAAGGAGGATTAGCATGCAAAACTACGAGAAGGCTGCGATGAGGTACCTGCAGCTGCAGGGCTACGAGCAGATAGGAGCTAGAGACGGCTTCCTCGTCTGCATCGTAGAGAACGGCATGGCATTCGTCCATGTCGCCGTTACACAAGAAGGCAGCGAGCAGGTATTCTGCAAAACGGACCGCCAGGAACTCAGGGACAAGTTCGAGCATGCCATGCTGGAATGGTTCGAGGACTTCCCGGCAGACCAGGATTACAGGATCTTCTGCGACGAGCTGTCGGTCAACGTCATATCGAGCAACCGTGCCTTCATCAGGCACCACCAGAACGTGATGGAGGCGATGTAACATGTCGATGGAATTCACCAAGGAACTCAGGCTGTCTCTCAAGCTCATACTCGACGGCAAGCAGGTTCCTGCCAAGCTCAAGGAGAAGTCCATGGAGCAGATCAGGGTCATAGCAATGGGCTTCGAGGAAGGCGATGCGGAACAGGTTCTCCTCGACATGCTGCTGGAAGCATTGGAGAAGGAGGACGCCGATCTGCTCAGGAAGAGCGCTGCCCTTGTAGGCGACGTGTTCCCAGACATTGGCAAGCGGGCTGACACGAGGGTCAAGAAGGAATTCCTTGAACGCCTATCCAACATCAGCATCGAAGCATGCCGCAAGTTCGTTGACGAGAAGGACAGCGGAGCACGTGGCGCCATAGTGAACCAGCTAGCGCAAGCCGACATGGTTCCAGTATTCTACGACAATGGTTTCATGTTGCTCTACAGCATCGACAAGGGATGCTTCGCTGCAGCCAGCCTCAACGGTACCTACGACAACAGGGACATCTTGCTCAAGAAGTTCGAGAGCATCCCGCACGACGAGCTTGCGGAGATAACCAACCTGCTGCATAGGATCACCGACGAGGGATCCGCAGAGGTCAGGTTCGTCAAGCTCGACTACAACATCTATGCAGATGGAAAGGTCATGCTGAAGATGGAGGAATTCTAATGGCAAGGAACAAACCGACCCAGAAGCAGCAGGTTCTCCGCTACCTGCAGGACTTCGGATCCATCACGCGCATCCAGTCCTTCATGGATCTCGGCGTGTGCGAACTCAGCTCCCGCATCGGCGAGCTTGAGCAGGATGGTTACAAGTTCAACCGCGAGAAGCAGACCATCACGAACCGCTACGGCATCAAGGTCACGGTGACCAAGTATTCGCTGGCGTAGGAAGGAAGCATATGGCCAAGGTAAAGGAATGCCTGGGCCGATACGAATGTGAGGGCGAGTGCATGACATGTGTGCTCGCCCTCCTTTGCATCGAGACTGCGATAGAGATCGATGGTCACTTCGATGCAATGGCCGACAGGCAGAAGGAGATCGAGGAGATGGAGGCAGACTATGCCTGGCACGAATGGCAATAGGCAGCATCCCTGTTCCGTTTGCGGTACACCTCTGCAATCAGACGACATGTACGATGTGGTCATGTATCAGAGGGAACCGCGTGAGTACAGGCGCAGCCCGAGATCTACGGCAGACAAGTACCTGCCACCTAACAGATTCGTCATCGCCCACCTGTATCTATGCAAGAAGCATGGCAAGCAGATGGAAGACTTCTTGAATATATTCAAAGAAGGATTGTTTGAGGAGGTGTAATCTTGACTAAGGTTTCAACTGCAATGGTCAAACCTATCCTGGAAACCATGTACCATCATCGTCGTGAAATGGTACCATGTTTCATAGGTGCTCCAGGTATAGGCAAGACCCAGGGTTTATATGAGTTTGCCAGAGAGAAAGGGGTGAACGTTGTCACGTTTATCCTTTCTAATACTGTACCAAGTGAGGTTTCTGGAATCCGTATGCCGGATCAGGAAAGCAAGAAGCTGGAGGTCTTCGATGATATGCGAATGGCAAGTCTTCGAGACGGAGACATCCTGTTCTTCGACGAGATTCTCGAAGCTCCGCCGATGCTCTGGTCGGCGTGCCTCACGTTGATCCAGGACAGGATCATGGCATCAGGTCGCAAGCTTCCGGATGTCTTCATCGTTGCGGCGAGCAACCAGGTGGCAAGTCCCGGCATCATCCCTGCAAGCACGAGGGACAGGTTTCAGTTCATCGAGCTTCAGTTCGATCCGGATCATTGGTGCAAGTGGATGAAGGATACCTATGGTTGCGACGCGAGCAAAATCACCCCGTTCATCAAGGAGGATTCGGATCAGTACAACATCCTGACTCCTCGCAGGGTAGTCAAGCTTTATACTTGGCTCAAAGGTGAAGGAGATAAGGGTGTCAAGATCCATGTGATCAGCTCCATGTTCGACAGCATCATCTGCAACAAGCTGCTCGACATGCTGAACATCAGGAGAACTGCGCAGGAGCAAATCAAGGATGCGATAAACGACATGGATATCGAAGGCATTGAATTCATGACGCATGACTTCGAGAACATGAGCCTCAAGGATATCATGGAGTACTTGCAGAAGCAGCCGGAATGGGAAGACATTCAGCAGGTCCTGAGCACGGTGCAGTTCGACGAGGGTGAGGAGAGTGAGACATGTACCTTCTGAAGATCGGAACTATTCCCTTACCAAAGCTCTATGTTTGCGACGGTATGCGGGACGCAAAACAGGCTAGGGATTTGGGAATCCCATACATAATGAAGCCGAGAGGCTGGTCAGATGAGAAGCTGGTGAAGGCTGTGCTCTGGCGCACGCTCGCCAACAAGTTCCCGCATATCAAATGGCGCGAGCTACTTGGCATCACAGCCAGATCGGTAGCTAAGCTCAAGATCCACGTGCCTCATATTGTCGAAGAGCAGGACGAGCCTAAGGTAGAGGCTTCCACTCCTGCTGTGATCGAGGAGGTCGAGCCTGAGTACCGTAAGAATCCAGACTACGATACCTGTGGTTACAGCTCGCCTGCTATGAAGCAGACGCCTGATGCCGAGTACCGTGAGACTGGTGGCGGCCTGGATGTCGAGGACACCATAGCTGTAGCTGACATCGAATGGGAAGAGCAGTCGATGGACAGGTACATTGGCGATCTCGGTTGGTATGTCAACGTCGAGGAACTGCAGGCATTGCACGTGCTGCCTGTGTTCCTGGACGACATAGCCAACGCCATCAAGCTGAACCTCATGAACAGCATGTGGATGGATGGGTACAACAAGAAGCTCGGTGCTCCACTTGGCCACTGGCAAGGCAGCGACCAGGCTCCCAATCTGATCATCCTGGATACCAGCGGATCCATTCCATCCGGTATCGCAGGTACCATGATCAGCTTGATCGACACGCTCAGGCATCAGGCTAATGCAGACCTGATCATCACGTCAGGCCGCAGCGAATACTGGGCAGCCAACACCGAGCTTCCGGATCCCGACAAGCTGAGCTACCTGATCGGAGGTTGCAACGAATGCGTGCAGTTCTACAGCATCCTTCGCAAGCATGTGCTCGGCAAGCATTGGGGAAATGTCATCGTGTTCGGCGACCAGGATTCCCCGCTGCGCGATGACATCCAGGGTGTGGTGAAGCGCGGGAGAACTACGAACATAACATTACAAGAGCTACAATCTACCAGGATCGACAGGATCATGGCCTTCCATACATACCGTAAGAAGATGCCCGGCTATGGATTATGGGCAGTCGACGCTGACCCGAAGGCTGAGATCGTTTACAACACGGACTGGGTAAGCTGCATGGAGAACAGGTGGTAACCGATGATCTTCGTTTCGAGGAACGAGAGCATCTACCACATCATGTACAGCTGGGGCCTGAAGCACATCCCGATCGAGGAGATCGAGGCCGAGTGTGCAGCAGTCGGCAAGGACATCAGGCCCAAGGATTACCAGAACTATTGGAATGGATATCATAGGTCCGACCTCTACCGTGGACCTGGCAGCGAGGATATCTTCAAGCTCTCGCGCCGTGTTCCAAAGGAGGTCGGATCCAGCAGCCAGTTCTTTGATCTGGATTACTGGCAGTATCCCGTTCATCCATATGACTCCGGTATTCCAGAGGTGCAGAATCGGTGGGTGCCTTGCAACAAGGACAACAAGCCCATGATCAGATGGGGTGAAGGATGCATGTCATTGGCCGATGCCGTGGCATACAAGGACCAGGTATATCTTGCGGAAAATTTGAAAGGCACTCGGTTCATCGTGATCGATTGCGATGGCAACCATGGCGACGAGATCGACATGGAAACCGTGTACTTCCTGAACAGGTGGAGAGGACATACGCATTGCCTCGTCAAGCCGGAGTGCGAGAACGAAGGCGTGCCGCTGTCATTTCATCTCACGTTCAAGGTGGATAGGATCATCCCGACCATGCACTTCCCGTATGCCCACATAGATATCGTGGGCAACAGGCGCAACAGCCTGCGGTACTGGAAGAACAAGGAATGGAATCACATGGAGCCTATCGAGATGAGCGGTGCACGGTGGACCGAGCTGCAGGATTACCTCAAGTACAGGAAGGAGAAGGCTGATGCCCAAAGGGATGAGCTTGCTCGACATGCTGACTGCTGCGGCAGCCAAGCAGACGATGACCAAACAGGAATTCGGTAGGATCATGCATGACCCGGATGCTTCCGAGGAAGACAAGATGGAAGCATTGAAGATGCTGCAGGAAGCCGATGGCTACGAGAACTTGGCGGATTGAATCGTACACTTTGTTCCAAATAGGTGCGGAGTGTATCACGAAAGAATGGATGCTGTTTGTCTACAATTTGTGACACAATCAAATCCTTCTTCATCATCTATGCATCATCAGATAATCATGCCTGATCGCGCTGAAACTCCAGAAGAATATGTATCGTATTTAATTATATACAGGCATGAATATGATCCTAGATGGACTCCCCCAAAGATATTCAAGTTCTTTACAAATGATATTAGAAAGGAAACCGAATGTCTTTAACTAAAGATATCAAGGACACTATCGAACTTCTCAAGCAGACTGATATCAATGGCTGCATCACAGGTAGCTCGATGCTCGATGCAGACTTCGACACATGGGACTCTGCTCCCGACATCGATGTGTTCGTGTACACCGAGCCACAGTTGCAGTATGCTGCCAACTTACTCATGTTCAAGCATGGGTTCGAGAACCTGAGCGATGGCGAGGAATGGAAGTACAAGCGCATCATCAACAAGGGTACTCAGAAGAACACGTACCTCTCCACGCTCAAGCTGAAACGTGGTGACGTGGTGGTGAACATCACCTACAAGTCTTACAAGAACAACATCTTCTCCGTGCTGTCCAGCTTCGACATGTCCATCATCATGGTAGGCTATGACATTCGCAAGCATGTGATGCTAGATCTCAGGTGCGGCTGGGATGGCATGGTGCCGGAGGACCCGGATAACCGTTGGTCACCGAGCACCAAGGTAGCCTATCCCAATCCGCTCCGTGATCAGGATGTGGACATGTACGGCACGGAGATGTGGGTGCGCCAGTTCGACAGGTGCATCAAGTATTGGAACCGTGGATTCGACACGAGGCCGATGGCCAAGTTCTACATCAGGCTCATCAACGACGTGATCCACAAGGGCCAATTGTTCAACACGGCCAAGAGCGAAGAAGCTTTCAATGAGTTCATGACTGCATATGAACCATTGAGGGATAAGATGGTACAATGGTTAGACGATAAGGAGGATTGCTAATGGCATTGTCATTTGAAGACAAGGACAAACTGCTTTATTGGCTCAACACGGATTTCTTCGGAGATGACAGATGCTTCAAGGTCGGCCGGAGAAACGATGATGCAGTTGACTTCTGCATTATAAGCTGGTGCCTCGGATACAATCCGGTTGACAAGTTCAACGAGCTGGCTGCACAGCACAAGTGGGATGAATCCCAATACGATGTCGCTCGTGAGCATATCGACAGGATCGTTCCGTATCTCAGCAAGTGGGGAACCAAAGGCACCATCGAAGCAATGGACTATGCAATCAACTACTAGAAAGGAAAGAGCATGAGCATGTTCGATCTCAAGGGTGGAAGCAGCAGCAACGTCTGGAACTATTCCGACAACACCAAGGACACCTATACGGAGTTCATCCAGGGTACCGTTGTCGAGATCAGCAACCCGCAGGCTCGGGATTTCAACACCGGCAAGCCTGCATTCTGGGATGACGGCAATCCCAAGCGCAACCTCATGATGACCGTGCTACAGGCTGATGGCACGGAGATCAATTGGATCTTCTCGCCGAAGAGCAAGAGCACCGAAGCTTGCCTCGCAGCCCTGGATCCCAATGGCGACAGGGATGAGGTCAGCATTGAGGAGATGCTCGGCAAGCTGGTGACCGTGCAGACAGTGGCAGGTGCGTACAACGGGAAGAACCCGCGCCCGTGGTGGGTGACCATCCATGGCGACGGGCAGGCAAACATGGTACGCGGCCTCAAGGATCTGAGCCAGCCTCAGAGTACGATGCCCGGCATGCCGAAGCCTCAGCCCGCTCCGCAGCCGAAGGCAGCTCCGGCTCCTGCTCCTGCACCGACGGCATTGCAGCAGGCACAGGCTGCAGCACAGCAGGCGGTGGCACAGCAGAACTTTCAGCCTGCTCCTGCACCGGCTCCGGTAGCGGCGCCGCAGATTCCTGCAGGCACGCCGGTTCCTGCGGATGCATATGGCGTCTACGATGAGGACATCCCTTTTAGTTAGTTCCATTCTATGATATACTGGAGGCAACCAGTATTCACCTGATGGACAGGGCTTAGGATGGAACTAAAGCAAAAGCAATGCATGAAGTGCGGAGAGCTTAAACCACTCTCCGCCTTCTATGCGCATCCTCAAATGAAAGACGGGCATTTGAACAAATGCAAGGAATGCACAAAGAAG